CTCTTGCTTTGTCAACACGTTGTTTATCAGTTCTTCTGTAACATGTAATACACCTTTTGAAAAAAGTTCTTTCATTTTCTTAAACCATACATAATCATAATTCATTTCTCTGTTATAAAGGAAAAAGTAAATTTTTTCCATCAATAAATTTATAGATCGTTCAAGATGTCGTACGCCTTCCGAATTATCCATTTGTATAAGAGCATGCAAGGCTTCTTCGTCAACTTTAAAATCATTTTCAATCATTAATTCTTTTGAAAATTTTGGAAAGAGATATTCTTTTGCAATCGATTTCTTTTCTTGAAAACTGTATCCGTCAACTTTGATTATTTCCAGACGGTCAAGCATGGCAGGATCTTTTGGTAATTCATTCATGCTGTAAATAAACCAAATTTTCCCTAAATCTTGACATAATTCTGGAAAATAATTATCACGAAATTCATTATTCTGTGAAAAATCCGTTACGTGTAACAAGGTCGACATAATCTCTTTTCGATCAGATGCTTTATCAAATTCATCGAAAAATAAAATGCCATTTTTTGTCCCCATACGAGAAAGACATCGTGTGATTTCACCTGGACGACTCCCAATATAAGTGTAATCATGACCAAGTAAAAATTCTGGGCTAGTAACACCGCCAAAACTTACTTGTGAGAAAGGTACATCGAGACATTTAGAAAGAGCTTTAGCAATAGCTGTATTGTGAGTGACTGTCCAATCCGCTAAAAGAAATCGAGAATTTCCGTTAATGGTAAATCCGCAATATTCACCCTCTCCCAGTGAACGAATTCGGAAATTTTCATATCGAGGAAACAATATGGATTGATCTTGTCTAATGCATCGAATCGATGCACTACGAAGCAACTCTACAATTGAATCTATTGGGTAAATCGGGCTTATGTGAATAATGTTTAATCGACCTGAATTTGTTAACGAGTTATAAAATGTCAATTTATCTTTATTGCTCCATTCCAAACAAGATTGGGGCAAATGAGGGAAATGTTCAGGATAACTATAAACTTTAGTGGATCCTTTATAAAGTAACCCATAAGACATCGCATCATGTCCGGCTTTTACGTTACCATTGTAATAGCCGGATACTGGAGTATATAAATGTTCATTTCCAATTACTTCAACTAGTGGAATATCCATGATAATTTGGTCTGATTTTCGTAATAAAGTAAGGATGTGACTACGATTAACGATATATCGTTCACCACAGTCTTGGTTAATTTCAAACATTTCTTCAATTCCGCCACATATTGATAACACTCTTCTAGATGTGGAATCGTCTCCCATTAATTCATCTCCAATGATAACATCTCTAGCACGTTTTATTGATAGATCGGCCATTCGTAAAGGGGTATCAGGATGCAGACATTTGCCTACTCCAGGTTTACCAAGGAGGGCAATATTACATCCACGTGAGCCAGTTGATGTTCGTAATTTTTTATTTAAAAAGATTAATAATCGTTCTTTGACAGCTTTCATACCAAATAATACAGAATCAAGATAAAGTCGCGTTTCTTCGAGTTTATGAATGATATCATAATCAACCGTTGACATTTTATCAAATGGTAAAGATGTAGCTAAGGTTAACCATCGTTTTAATTTTGATTTTTCATCGCCTTGTTCTGATTCTTGATATTCTTCAATTTTTTCTTCGATAAAAGAACGATTATCAGAGTTAGTAATCATACCTTTTAATCGCTTAGAAAACATCTCTATATCTGGATCTTCTGATACGAGTTTTTTAGATAAGAATCGATTACATAAATTTCGCAATTGATTTCTTGTTGTAATGTAGTCTTGGCTGTATGGAATAAGTTGTTGTAAAGATTCATATTTTTCAATAAGAGTTGCTTTCTTTTCAAAAGGGATATTCATTTCTAAAATATGGGACAGATTGACTGAACGTTCTTTTAGAATTCTTTTGGATTGGATAAATTGATAATGAAGAATAGGATTTTTTCTTTTTATATGTTTAAGATATTCAACATCTTTTTCTGTATAAACGTCATTTTCAATTTCTCGTTCGATTTCCTTTTCAATATCTTTCTCCTTGTCTTTCTCTTTAATGATTTCCGTTTGAACACCGATTTCGATCGGAATCAATTCAAAAGGTGGTATATTATTAGGACCAATTAATGGACTCATACCTGGAGTGGTTTGTGTTTCGGTTGAATCTGTTTTATTTCTTTTTTTACGAGTTGACATCTTTTTTACTTTATTTTTATATTTAAATGTAGATATAAAATTTTTAGTAAAAAATTATTGACGAGGAGCAGATACAGCTGCTTTGGGGTTAAATCCGTTTGCGCAATTAGAAGTACCAGGGCCACCTGCTCCAAAAGCGGCGCAAGTGGTGTTAACAAATGTGGTAGGGGATGCTTTCACGTAAGCAACGGATTCATAACCAGAAACACGTTGACCATCTTTGCCGTAAAGGGCGTCAGGCAATGGGTTACCCATCTTGTCAACAGGCCAATGGTAGGCTTGGTTTGCTTGGCAATAATTTCCGCCACATGATCCGCAAAACATCAAATTGCTCATATAAGGAGGTTGAGAGTAATCGGCGCCCATAAATACAGGTTTATCTTGCATCATTGGGTTGTTTCCGTAAGGAGCAAATGCTGGGGCAACGGAAGAAACGCCTAATGGGTTAGCGGCTTTTCCACCGCAGTAATTATCTAACATTGTATAAACAGTTGATGCACCGATTTTTTGTCTTTCATTCATGTATGACATTTTTATATAAAATAAAATAAAAAATTATTATTTTTAATCCTATTTTTAAAATTTTAACCAAATGTATTTTCTGTACTATATGTAATATATAAAAATCCATCTTTATCTTTTTTTTCTTCATATAATTTACATAAAACTTCCGACGAATTACATATTTCATTTTGTATCGTTAAGAAAATAGCCGCATTTGGATTTAATTTTATACGTGCTCGTACATGAAGTAACAATAGAGATAAATTAGCGTCAGATGGTAAGAGATATTTATATTTTTCTAAATCAGGCGCGCGTTTATCGAATTTTTCTAAAATAACTGGAATACGATCTGGGTATTTTTTACGAATATTATCTGATTCTTGTTTTCTTTTTTCTTCTGATTTTGATTCTTTAAATGATGAGTAAACCATTTTTATGTAATGAAAAATAAATAAATTTTTCGCGGACTTTTTGTGGTATGTAAAATTAAAATTGATAATTATAAAATATAAAATATAAAAATAAAACAAAAATGGGAATTAAACATTTACATCAAGTCTTGCAAAAATACGCACCTAATTGTTATAAAACGCGACATCTTTCGGAATTTGCGTATCAACGAGTGGCAATCGATATATCGTTGTATCTGTATAAATACAAAGCAATTGCAGGTGATCGATGGTTAGAATCATTTGTGTACTTGATCAGTTGTTTACGTAAATGGAATATCCATTGCGTGTTTATTTATGATAACAAAGCACCTGATGAAAAAAAAGCCGAACAACAACGACGTCGTGAAACTCGTGCGAAACAAGGCGATCGTGTTAAAGAATTAGAAAATGATATTCAGCAATATGAAAACGGAGGGGAACCTTCTGAAAAGATGATTGAAATCTGTAAAAAAGAAGGAGTTGTTTCTCTTTTGAAACGAAATGAAAGTGGTCAAATCTTGATCGATATCAAACTGATTAAAAAAAAGTTGGAATCGATGAAAAGTATGATTATTTCTATTACAGAAGAAGATCTGCAGCTTTCTCGTGATTTGTTTGACATGATGGATATTCCATATATGAAAGCGATTTCAGAGGCAGAAGCATACTCTTCTTATATGTGTATTCATGGAAAAGTTGACGCCGTTTTGTCAGAAGATACAGATGTGTTGGCGTATGGGGCTCCATTTTTTTTGACAAAGATTGATACGGTTGCAAACACAGTTGTGTGTATTTCGTACGAAAAAGCATTGGAAGAATTAAAGATGACAAAAGCTACATTTGTCGATTTATGTATCATGTTAGGATGCGATTACAATACAAATGTGCCAAAAGTTGGTCCAGAAAAAAGTATAGCTTTTTTAAATCGATATAAATCTATTGAAAACATTAAAGAGATTAAGGAAGAAGACAAGGAAATTTTACATTATAAACGTGTGCGAGAGTTGCTAGTGATTCCGGAAGAGATGGATGTGTATGTTCCGTATTGTGGTATACCGGATTTTGCCAAAGTCGATGAGTTTTTACAGCGACATCATCTTCGATGTAATATGGACACACTTCGTAAAAATGTAGGGGAATCACAGTTGAGTTTCGTTGATTAGCTTGCGCTTTTAAGAAAAGCGCGCAAAAGGTTATTGCTTTTAAGAATGCGCTTTTAAGAATGCGCTTTTAAGAAAAGCGCGCAAAAGGTTATTGCTTTTAAGAAAAGCGCTAACTTTTTTCCAACTTAATTGCATTATATAATTTTATAAAGTCATGTACTTTTTTCCATTGTTTTTTATTTTTATTTTTATTCTCATCTTCATTTTTGTTTTTTGGTTTAATATTATCTTTTTCTTTCCTCCAAACGTCGGAAAATCCATTTATTAAAAAAAAATTTTTAATAAATCTTTTATTAAATCTTTTATAAAATCATTTTTAATTTATTTAAAAATGAAGGGGAAAACGGGGAATCGAACCCCGAACCTCTTGTACCCAAAACAAGAATCATACCACTAGACCATTTTCCCACATATTATATAATAGTCTTTAAATTGTATTTAAGAAAGTTTTTCTAATCTTATAATAAATGGCTGCTGTTGAACATCAAAATTCTTTTTGCAATAAAAAGTTAGAAAATGGTATTTTATGCGGGAGTTTTGGATGCGTAGTTAAAGTTGAAGATACATCTACAAAACAATATTACGCAGGTAAAATATCGGTTGGCGAAGTAGATTCAGTTTCAAAATTAGAAAACGAATATAAAATTCTTAAAAAATTAAATGAAGTCAAAAATAAAAATCATCATATAATTCAACTAAAAAGAAAATGGAGAAATAGAAGATTTATGTAATATTACATTAGATACAGATTATTATTTACAAAACGAAAAAGAAGAAATACTTAAACATTTGACAACAGGTAGTGTATATAAAATGATGGTAATGGAATATCTAAGTGGAGGTGACTTATTTGATTATGTTTTACAAAAACGTAAAATTGCTATTCATAGTATTTTTATACAAATTATAGATGCTGTTGAATTTTGTCATTCTAATAATGTATATCATCTTGATATTAAACTTGACAATTTTGTATTTACAGATCAAACATATTCAACACTTAAAATGATTGATTTTGGCTTAGCAAAAGAAGGCGATGATATTTGTATTTTGAGACAATCAGACGGAACAGTTGGATTTTTTCCTCCAGAAAAATTTTCTGGTAAAGAAATTTCTTGTTCAAAATATGATATTTTTTCTATTGGTATTGTTTTATTAACGATGATTAGTCCGGAAATTATAAATGAAAATAAAAAACGTGAAAATAAAAAACGCTTTAATTTATATTTAAAAAAGGGTTATGAAACATATGTAAACGAATTAAGAAAGTCTATTAAAATCTCTACTATAGAAAAGTTAACAGATGAATTAAAATCGTTATTATTGTATATGATAACGATTAAGCCTGATGACACCAGATATAGTATTAAAAAAATAAAAGAAAGTGATTGGTATAAAGGTACAAAATTATCCGAATCAGACCTTGAAAAATTAAATGAATTTGATGAAATGGTTTGTCAATATGCAGCTGTACAAGCACAAAATGGAGTTAAACCCCCTCTTTGTATTATTTCGTAAATTATTAATTGTTTTAATTAATAATGTTATTTTTTTTTGAAAATTAAGCAGTCTTGGGCTTAGCTTCCTTGATAAAGTGCTTTTGGATGTACTTTTGCAAGGTGTAATAGGTAATGGTTTCAGTAACACTTAATAAAGCCGACAACTTGGCATCAGGAGTAAATTGACGACGATCCGTTTGGTTTTGGAGATTCTTTTCCTTTACATAGTTGCAGATAGCCTTGGTTACATCAACACGAGATACTAATTGATCAGCAGTGAATCCGCAAAACTTAGCCATTTCGCTAGTGATCTTTACAGGCTTCATAAAACCACTGTTACCGTTACGAGTGGTAGGCTTCTTGACCTTACGAGTGAGAAGACGAAGAGCATCAGCCTTCAAGCTCTTGAGTTGACGACAAACCGAACGGAGGAAACGAATGCCAACCGTATGGTTCTTGTCGTCACGTAAAGCTTGTAATTCGGTTTCAACACTTGAAGCCAACGCGTCAAAGTCCTTTTCAACTTCTTCGTTGTTGACAACTCGACGAGGCTTATCGGCTTCACTGGCAGAAGCCCCGTTTAATGCTTCAGCAACAACTGAAGAGGCGACAGATGATTGTTTTGCTTTAGATGCACGGGGAGCTTTGGCGGGTGCTTCAGAGGGAACGGCACTAGCTTCAGAAGCAGCCTTCTTTTGCTTCTTGGGAGCGGGGGCAGCTGCTTCAGTTGGCTTTTCGGCAGCTACTTTCTTAACAGGGGCGGCTTTGGCAGGGGCTGCTGCTTCAGAAGCGGTTGATTTGGTGGATTTGGCGGAGGCGACTTTTGCGGACATCTTTTTTATATTATTCTGGTTGTTTTTAAGTAGCAATTAAAAATTAAATCTTTTTAAGTTGATTTTTGGATGAAAAATTTACGTTTTTTAAAAAAATAAATTATTTTATTTTCTTTAATAGGATTTTTTAGATTTCTTCGCGTTAGCTTTCTTTGCGGATTTCTTTGCCGATTTCTTTACGGATTTCTTTACGTTAGATTTCTTTACGGATTTCTTTACGTTAGATTTCTTAAACTTTGAATTTATAGTATTTTTCTTATTATACATGTCCGTAAAGAAATCTTCAGTAACAGTTTTCTTTGTACCATTGGGTAATTCATAATAATATTCAACTTTATTATTGTTGTCTTCATCTACAGTCATATAAAAAGTAGCGTCTAAATTCTTGAAAGATATTAACTCTATTTTCGGCATTTTTATTATAAAAATGATTTTTAATTTTTTAAATAATAATTTAAAAACAACAATGAATTTGTTTGGATTCAAGAAGAATGAGAAGCGCGATGACATTCGTCCAAAAATTGCTGAGGCGATAAAGTTGATAACCGATACAATTGATACCCAACAAAAACGAAAGATGCATCTTGAACGTCAAATTGATGCGTTAACGGTTGAAATCAAGGCATTAATTACTAAAAATAAAAAAGACGCTGCATTGTTGCTTTTAAAAAAACAAAAAATGATTAAAAAACAAGTGAGTCTGATGGATGATTCGATTTTTAATCTAGAATTGCAGAAGATGAATCTTGAAAACAATTCTGTACAAAAAGCATCGATTGATGCGTTTAAACAAGCTAGTTCGGTATTAAGAGAGAGCGCTGTAGATGTAGAAGAAGTTGAACGAGTTATGGATGATTTACAAGATGAAACCGATCGTCAACAAGAGATTTCGGAAGCACTTGCACGCCCGCTTATTTCGATTGATGTCGATGACGAACTTGCCGAAATCGAGAGGGAGATTGCAGAAGAAGCTGATGTTAAATTACTTAAAGAACTTACGGATGTACCAACCGTTAGGCTATTAAGTGAAAATAAAAAGATTACGAAGGGTGTTACGAAGGAATCTACGAAGGACAACGTTGTTGAAGACGAATTAGAGGATATTAAAAAACAATTGGATTTAGCATAAATTATTTTATTTGAAACGTCAAATAAAAACCAAGTTATACTTTTGATTTTTTAGTTTTAGATTTTTTAGTTTTAGTTTTGGTTTTAGTTTTTGATTTTGATTTTTTAAAATGATGACCTCTTCTAACTTGTCCGATTTTTCTTCTTTGTCTAGATTCTTCTAATAATTTTTGCATTAATAATTCATTGTCAATTCTTTCTTGTTCTAAACGTAATCTTTCATTAAATTTATCTAGTTCTAGTTCAAATTCTCTAACAACTACATGTTCTTTTTGATCGTCTGTTAAATCTAATTTATAACGTTTTTTTAAATCTATTAAATCGTCTACAGTAATTTCAGTATTACTATCTAAATAATATTCTTCTAAATCTCGAACAGCTTGATTATCTAAATTAGGTAATTTACTTTTTAAATTTTCTATTTGTTGAGCATTTAATTCAAAAGACACAAAAGACATTTATTTATATATAAATTAAAAATAAAATAAATAAATGACATCATCTATCTCCGATCAGCGTCGTTATATTTGTAGTGCATTAGTAAACTCTCAAACAGACGAAGAAATGTATGATTATCTTTTTTCAGCTCTTGATACGATGACTCCTCCTCTAGATCTATCAACTTACAGTGGAACCGTTATTGTAGATGATATAGATCTATTCTCTTTTGTAAAAGATATGTATCCATCTGTAACATTAAAAAAGATTGAAAAATCTACACCAAAACAATTGACTCAACTGTATTTAACGACGAATGTATCTGAAAACGACCATCACGATTTATTAACTTTTTCATTTTCTTTTTACTCAAATCATCGAAAAGCACAATTTGAGATTGGGTTAGATCGAGATGGCGTGTTGTTAACGAAAGATGACGAAAGTACTAAACAAACAGAAAATGCATTTAATACGCTTTACCCTTACTTTCTTCTTCTTTCAGATAAACCAAAAAGTATTCAATATTTCTTGGAAATGATTAAAGGACTTGTCGACAAACCGCAATTAAAAAATATTGACGTGTTTTTACCCGAATCTTTTTACAGTATTATACCATTTATTGATTTTGATAAAGTATTAGGTACATTTCCTTCCATCATGCTGTACAAAAAAGATGGAAGCGTAAATTCAATTACGTATAGTGAAACCGGAAATACATTACGTATCAAGCCAATAACAAGCATGGTTACAAATGAAATGGTAAAGAGAAGTCTTGGTCACATTTTAATTGATTACAATGAAAAATCTACAAATGAAAATGAAAATGAAATAGAAGCGATTCGTCAATCAATCATTGACACGTTATCTAAATTTCATGAAAAAGTGCTTTGGAGTGGTGATACTTCTGATTTTCATAAAACGTTATCTCGTTATACAAACCACGGAAAAATCGGTAAAAAAGTTACATTCTCATTTGCCGGTAAAAAACAAACATTAAAAAAACTGATAGGGTATCAATGGAAAAAACCCTTTCCATTATTTAAGGAAAAATCAAAGGAAGAAATGGATACGTTAATGCGATTGGCAATGATGGCTCCAAACTGTAAAGATATGTTGGAAATTATTATAGATAAAAGAACGAATATCAGAGGAAAAATTAAAAAATTTTTACAATTAAATATTTTATAATAAAATATGCAACGATCTCTATCACTAAAAAAAAAGTCAATTGCAAAAGACAAAGCGAAAAAGTCAAATGCAAAAGAGAAAGCAAAAGAGAAAGTGATCGCTAAACAAACAAAACTTTTAAGTGAATTGGGTCAAGTATTAAAAGAAGTAAAAAATCAATAAAAAACTAAAACTAAAATTAAATTAATAAATAATTTAATAACCGTAGTCGACAACAAAAATAAAAAAGGTAATTTAAGAAGTCAAAATAAAGATAAAGTGATAAAGTGATGTGTGGAATTTTTTTGCATTTTTTTAAAGATGGAATCATTCGCAAAGAAATGATGACACGGTTGATGTATTACTATTCATTAATAGACCATCGTGGACCTGACCGTAATACACTAGCTATCTACAACAACGCATTGGTTGGGTTTCACCGTTTAGCAATTAACGATCTTTCCAAAAAAGGCGACCAACCATTTGAATTGAAAGGTGAAGTATTAATGTGCAATGGAGAAATTTATAATTACGATGCGTTACAATATGAACATCAATTCCCTTTACAAAGTAAAAGCGACTGTGAAATCATATTACATATGTTTCAACTATATGGAGTAGAAGAGGCTCTTCATCGACTCGATGGCGTTTTTGCGATAGTTTATATTACAAAATCTTCCATTTATATGATTCGTGATCGAATTGGTGTAAAACCTCTCTTTTATTGTACATCATTTGATATCGTATCATCATTAACAGTTGCAAGTGAACCAATTGCATTGGATGGGTTAAATCAAACTATTTCAGAAGTAATGCCATCTACTTTTATTATTTTCCCAAAAGATGGAGATACAATTGAGACGCGTTTATATCATCATTTTTCAACCATTCCTTCATATTATTTACCCGATACAGATAAGGCAATCCGTGACGTGCATGATACATTAGTTCATGCTGTACAAAAACGTCTATGTAGCGATCGCCCGATTGGTTGTTTGCTAAGCGGTGGCCTTGATTCTTCTATCATTGCATCTATTCTTTCTCGTGAAATGAAAAAACGAGGACAAAAGTTAACGACTTTTTCTGTAGGTTTTCCAGATTCAACTGACCTGGTTTATGCTAGAAAAGTAGCTGATTATCTCCAAACGGATCATCGTGAATTAGTTATTCAATATAAAGATGCTATTAATTATATCCCAGCAGTTATTAAAAAATTGGCGAGTTACGATACGACGACGATTCGAGCAAGTACTCCGATGTATATGTTATGTGAATGGATCAACAAGAATTTTCCTCATCGTGTGATCTTTTCAGGAGAGGGAAGCGATGAGTTGTTTTGCGGATATCTTTATTCGTACAATGCTCCAACTGACGAAGACTTGGCTCAAGACAGTATTCGTCTTGTAAATCAACTTTATCTATACGATGTTCTTCGAGCCGATCGTTGTACAGCTGGAAACAGTTTGGAATTTCGTGAACCATTTTTAGACCAAGACTTGGTTCAATTATCATTTGAATTATCAGGTGAAGTCAAGCGACCAAAAGAATACGAAAAAGATATTCTTCGACGGGCTTTTGTCGGTTATTTACCAAATGAAGTCTTGTGGCGTCGTAAAGCGGCTTTTTCTGATGCAGTGAGCAGCTCGGAAAAACCTTGGTATAAATGGATTCACGAACATGTCCAATCATTGGATCAAACGAAAATTGAATCATTTGGAGGAACACTTGAGAGTAACTATTATAAAACAGTTTTTAGTTCAATTTATAAACATTATCGACCGTCGATTCCTTTATGGTTGCCACAGTGGAGCGATACAAATGGAGAACCGTCGGCAACTGTATTGAATGTGTATAAGAAAGAGGAACATTAGTGGCGCTAGCCGTGTTTACAATTTAAAAACAATTGTAAAGAATAAAGATGAATTGTATAGAAGAATTTTTCCGAGATATTTATAAATTTTTTCGAGATGATGAAAAAAAAGATGAAACTGTACTAAAAGACATTATAAGTGATTTTTCAATAGAAGAAAAAAGATGTGAAAAAGTTGAAGAAAAAGTTGAAGAGAAATTCGAAGACAAAGTTGAAGAAAAGAATGAAGAAAAGAATGAAGAAAAATTCGAAGACAAAGTTGAAGAAAAGAATAAAGAGAAAGTCGAAGAAAAGAAAGAAGATTTTGAGCATGAAATGGTTATCATCGAAACGACTTCTCAAATTTTACTCGCACCTATTGAATGTAATGAAAATTATATATAATATATAATAAAGATGAGCGCAGGTAAACGTAAAATCTCAAATCCAGAAGAAAATATACCTAAACATAGAAAACATAATGATTTAATTGAAACAACAATATATCTAGATAAAACGGATGATGGTTATTTATTTAATAAACCTACAGATTGTAAAAAAATTGATGGTAAAGATGCACATAAATTTGGAGAAAATTATATTTATATTTTTACATCTAATACTGAAAAAGGTGTAGATGTAGATTATTACATTAATACAGAAGATAATAAAATTTATAAACATGAAGTACATTTACACTTTAAAAAATCCAAAAAATCCGTTAAATCCAAAAAATCGATGAAATCCGTGAAATCCAAAAAATCAATGAAATCTAAAAAATCAATGAAATCCAAAAAATCCGTTAAACCTAAAAAATCGATGAAATCAATCAAAAGAAAACACTAAATATTTTATATGCTTTTCATATAAAATCAATTTTCGCCGTTGATAATATAATAAAACTCATAATTTTTTTTCAACAGATTTGTTATGCTTTACAGCTGTAAACCATTCTGTCACTGTTTTTTTAGCCAATGGAATATACTTTATTTGACTTACTTTTTCTTCGACTAATTCGTCTTTTTCATTTACATAAATAATTTTCTTAATACCGGCTTCTTTAATACGATTAATGCAATTTTCACATGGAGTTGAATTTACTAATTTACCAAGGGCGCTTACGCGAATCACAATCAATTTCACATTACTTCGTTTTTTCTTGTTTTTAAGGTAAAGACAAGCTCCATGTTCAGCGTGTTTACTATGAAAAATCTCCCCATGAATAATGGTTCGATCAGAATTACAAGAAATTGATTCACGTACAATATTTTTTCCAATAATTAATCCTGCGGCCAATTTAAATTTCATATCTGTTTTATGACAACTTTCAAAAAGAGAATCTAAAACAATACCATTAGTCATTTTTTTCTTAAAACTTTAAATCTTTTTAAAATCAATTTTAAAGTTACAAATGTTATTGTAAAAATATGTTTAGCGCAATATTATTTTGTTTATCTGTAATTATGGGAATTGGTTGGAGTTTTCCTTTTATTATTGCTCCGCTTTTTGGATTACAATTTTATATTATATCCGAACAAAAAATGGTTAAATTTTTAAAAAAATTAAAAAATCATTCATCGCTTATAAAAAACGACGAAGCAGATGGATGGATAATTGGATGGCCTTTTGTAGGATACATTTCAGGTAATTCTAGTTATGAAAAATTATTATACATTTTTACATTTCGATCTTTTTTTATTAAAAAAATGAAGGAAATTGAAGTGACAACATTGAATAAAAGTTCTAATGAAATCTCTAACGAAATCTCTAATGAAAGTTCTAATGAAATCGCCAATGAAAATAAAATTAAAAAAACTATTCTTATATACGAGAGAGAAGGTAATTTTTCTCATTTTAGTTATCCGCAACGTGAATTTATTATCGAAAATATCACACCTCGACCTTGTCAGAAAAAAATTGTAAATAAAATTATATCTTTTTATGAAAAAAATGGAAATTGTGTGAGTATTCTTCACGGAGAAAGAGGTACAGGAAAATCAATGATTCCACTTTTATTAGCAAAAACGTTGTCTAAAAACACAGACAAAGAGGAAATGGTAAATTTTTGTGATACATTTTCACCTATCGACCCAGGCGATCAATTTTCTAGATTGTATAATAGAATTTCTCCTACGAAAAACAGTCCTCTTATTGTTCTTTTAGAAGAATTTGATATGATTATTCATAAAATTCACGAAGGGAAAATAGAACGACATTTACAAAGTCCTATTATGATACATGATAAGGCTACTTGGAACCAGTTTTTTGATAGATTTGATAGAAATTATTATCCATGGACAATTTTTATATTGACGTCAAATACTTCTCCAGATATTATCAATAATCTTGATCCGTCTTTTATAAGAGATGGTCGAATTAATCAAATTTTTCACGTTACAATTTGATTTTTTTACTTTTTTTACTTTACTTTTTTTTACTTTACTTTTTGCTAAAAATTTTGGTGAACTATCATTTACAAAAAAGAAAGAAAATAATTCGATAGGTAATGGAAGCTGACAAATTAATTCTTGATCACCAAACTCAATATCCTTTAATTCGTCGCAAAATTTCTGAATGTCTAATTTATTGTTTTTCCCCCTTTCTAATAGTATACTTTTATCTGTTATAAATCCAGAATTCCAATTCTCATTCATATATACCAATTTTGTATCATTTTCAAATTTATATTCTTCATCTTTTTCTGTAACATACTGTAATAATTTATTTAATTGCGTAAAATATATTGTTTTTATATCACTTTCGTGACTCATCTTTTCGAATTTTGAAATAAAATCTGCGTCATCTTTAGCATGTAAAAGAGAAAAATAAATACCATACTTCATATCTTGATGTCCTTGTAGTAAGTGTTTAATTAACCTAATTTTAAGTGTATCTATTTTTTCTTTTTTCTGATTAGGTAATAGTAGATATTCGAAATCTTTTAAACGCATTATTTTTTTTATTTCTAATTTATTTAGTTTAATTATTTTTGCTTTATCTGAATTATTTATATATGTAGTTTTTTCCAATAATGTATTTATCAAACCAGGATTAAATAAATTTTTTATTAATAAATCATCATTTGGTAATTTATTTAATAATTCTATAATACGTTTAACATCTTTAGTTGGTGGTTCAAATGAATTGGACCAAAAATCAGATACTTTAGGAATCAAATAAGGAAAATAAAATTCATTATCATTTTTGATATCTCTAACAGTGTAAATGTATATCATAATTTTATTTATATAAATAAAATTAAATAAATAAAGATGGTATCATACAGCGGTTATTGGCAATATCAAAATATTATTCAAGCTGAACCTATTCAGAAAAAAGAAAAATGTTATGTACCAGACAATAGTATTACAGGATACTTACACGGTCATCCCGATTTTCGCATATTTTCATGGATGATAAAACTCGCTGATATGGAATTAAAAATGGGAAATGAACAATTTGATTCGACGTTGTTTGCTGTTAGAGATGCAGATCTTTTGCGACAGTTTGGAGGAGAAGGGTTTTTTACAGGAATGGATAAACAAAAGGCGATTCATATATTGAATGCTCACTTACTTAATCGAAAAATCCATAAAAAGACATTGGAAAGCCAACGATTAACAAAAATTTTTACGAAAAATCAAAGCACTGAATTATATTTTTTAAATAATTATGGGGAAATTACGATTAATAATATGGCAAAAATGATTCAAGAAGATATAAAAGTAGGAAATGGAGTAATACATATTATTGATAAAATCATCTCACCAATTTTTTAAATAATAATTAATTTATAATTTATTATATAAAAATGTCATCTGAAGAACCAAATCACGTAGTAGTCCATAGTTTTAAGAAGTCTGCAAAGAAATCTAATAGAATTACACGTAACATAAAAGGCGAAGGGAGTGTTGTTGTTGTTGGCGGAAAACGTTTTATTGTAGGCGAAAAGAAAACTAAGAAAATTGCAAAGAAGTCTGTAAAGAAGTCTGTAAAGAAGTCTGTAAAGAAGTCTGTAAAGAAGTCTGCAAAGAAGTCCGCAAAGAAATCTGCAAAGAAATCTGTAAAGAAATCTGCAAAGAAATCTGCAAAGAAGTCTGCAAAGAAGTCTGCAAAGAAGTCTGCAAAGAAGTCTGCAAAGAAGTCTGCAAAGAAGTCTGCAAAGAAGTCTGCAAAGAAGTCTGCAAAGAAGTCTGCAAAGAAATCTGCAAAGAAATCTGCAAAGAACTCTGCAAAGAAATCTGCAAAGAAATCTGCAAAGAAGTCTGCAAAGAAGTCTGCAAAGAAGTCTGCAAAGAAGTCTGCAAAGAAGTCTGCAAAGAAATCTGCAAAGAAATCTGCAAAGAAATCTGCAAAGAAGTCTGCAAAGAAGTCTGCAAAGAAGCTTTAAACAAATCGGTGAAAATTCTTACTATTTTATTTGCAAAATAAAATAAACTAATTATCTATATTTTTATAGATATCAATATCAACCTTGTATTTACCTTTGGTAAAAGTTATACCGTTAATGCTTTTAATTTCACCATCTGTATAGTCAATATCACATGTTGATATTGACTTTAAAATCATACAGAGATTTATTAAATTATATAATTTTTTTATTTGACCTATACGTAGCTCATACTTTCTTTTCATTTCAATTAAAAAATTTTGTAATAAAATATCTTTTGTTCCTTTCTTTTTAATTTCATTCCACGTACATGTTTTAATTTTTCTAATATTTTCTTCAACTTCTTCAAATTCTTTTAAAAGAATACTGCGTTCATTTTTACTCATAATATTTAATTTTAATTTTAATAAACTGTAAATATCATTGTAAATTCGCTCTGGTTCTTTGTCAATAAATTTATATACAAATTCTTTTCCTTTCAAACTTGAACATAAAAATCCTTTACTTATATAAGAACCACTAGGACAAATTGCATAAGATAAATTTTCAAATGTGTCTTTCCAAAAGTTATCTTCTGTATATTGTATAGTTTTTAAAAAAATGGGATAGACGATATCGCGTTTTATTGGCATTCTATCTCTTTATCTCTTTATTAGTTATTGTATACTTTAAACATGATTTAATTAGATATTTCTATATTATAAAAATGTCTACGGATGACGATGTACAGGTGTTAGAACTAAAAACAAAAGTAGAAGTTGATAAGAGTATGAAGTTGATTGATATCAATGGTAAAAAAATAAATTTTCAATCGGATTGTATTGTTCAATCGTCTTCAAAAGAACCTTTCCAAATTGCTATAGTAAACCAAGAAGAATTAGATAATGGTCAAATAAATTTTGAAATTTTTAATAAATCTTTTTCAAGAAGAGTCAGGTATGAAAGTGAAAATAATGAACACATTAATCATTATATCGCTTTTAAAAAATTAAAAAATGATAAGGATCAGGATGATGAAAAAACAATTCCATGTGATATTGTTATTCGTTTAAAGGAATTACCAATGAGGGTACATTTACCTTTGCCTAGTCCTTCTCAAATGTACAGTCGTTTACCTAGTCATAGCCAGCTAGAAAATGATAAAGACAAAGATGTAGATGACATCGTTGAAAATGATAAAAATGATAACAATGATAAAAATGATAACAATGATAACTCAATTTACCGAATGATTGCAATCATTTGTTTTATAGTTGTCATTGGTATGGTTGTTTTTAAAAAATAAATAATCAAACTAATTTTATTTGTCTAAAAATCGATTGGAATGCACATAGGCTGACCTTTTTCAATAACGCGTTTACACGAAGCCCATTTTTGAGTTGTTATATCAAAAAAAGTAGATGTTTCCGTATTCTTTACATCTTTCTTTACATCCTTTTCAAAATAAAAAGTAATTTTTATAACTGCTAACTTTAGGTCTAGGTTTGAATGAATCCAATATGGTATCATTTCATCTACACTAATCAATAAGTTTAATGGAGTCGTTTTACGAAACAAATCATTGAAAATAGGTTTATGTTTTTTATATTCTTCAATTATAGAATCTTTATACGTCGTTACCCAGTAATAAGGATTCGTCGGGTCTGTTTTTATGACTCGTAATTCTTCTCCGCTAATTTGCATCAATTGATAATCACTTGAAATAATTTCAAGTACAGGGTTAGTTGGATCATTTTTTCTAATGTATTCTTGTAATATTAACCGCGTTTCCTTTGTATTAAAAATGTCAACGAGTTTTAAATTGATAATATCATATTTTTCCTTTACTTTATTAGTTTCATCGACGAAATCTTGATATCGTTTCATATAGATATCTTTTTTGGCTAAATATTTTGTAAATTTTTCAGGAACATCTTTTTCGGGAACAGGGACAGTTTCTCTGTCTACTTCGATCACTTCAACTTTAAAATTCAGTCTTGTGCTTGTTCGAAGATTTTTTGAAAATGTCTTTTCTATTTTTTCCCTGATTTTTTCTAGTTGAATCGAATCTTTATGAGGAATTCCTTTTACGAAACCAAAATCATTGACACCAAAAAAAAGTGCTTTTTCAGTATTTTCGTTTAGGATTTCGTTTTCACTATTAATAAACGCGCATGCATAACGAGGGACGTATTGTTCAACATAAATGTCTAAATTTAAAGAAGTGAGATCGTCAAAAATAAATTTTTTATCTTGACAACATTGTTCAGCTTCTTTCTTATCTATAGTCATTCCTGTTTTGTAAAATGAAAAACCTTTGAATTCAGTGCCGTAACTCTCCCTTCCAATATTCTCATTAAACTGTAGCATGCGCGTTAGTACAATCAAATATTTTTAGAAAAAGTAAATTTAAATCAATTTTAGATGATCGATTTAAAGAATTTTAATATAATAAAACATGAATAGCATTGAAATATTAGAGAAATTTCACAAATCATTAGTTAGTTTTTTTGATGCATTAATTGATATGTTTCCAAATGAAAAAGAATTTATACTTATTCGCATTTTAGTAAAAGATCAGATTCCTTCTACTCAGATTATGGGGTATTTTCAACATGTTGCTTCTAATAATGAAATCATGGATTCTATAAAGAAAAGAGATGATCAGTTTTTTTTACAAAATGTGCTGTTTTCAAATATTAATAAATCAGATATTTTTAAAAATATTTGGATTTCAAAATTAGACGATGATGATAAACAAATGATATGGGATTGGGTTGACGCTTTTATGAAACTTGCTAATTCTTATACACAATCTTCAAAGTAAAAGTATTTTTTAATTTTTAATTAAAAAATTTAATTAAAAAATTTTATTGAAAAAAGACTTAAAAATTAGTCACGCTAACGGTGTTGCCGCAAACTCCTTGTTTCTTATTGGTCATTTCGTATGCTGTATATTGCATATCAGGTTTATCAGCGAGATTAACACCAGATCCAACGTTTGAAGCATCGCCGTACATTTCCATAAATTTATTAAGAACACTAGATGATTCATTTTCACCTGCAATCGCTTGAAGAGCTCCTTTTGTTAAAGCAGAAGGATCGGCTGGTGTAGAGAACCATCCGCAATGAGTGTTTGGTGCAACAGGTAAATCACCGCGAATCAAATCGCGTGTTCCTCTTCCGGCAAATCGACCAACTTTCAAGGTAGTTGTCATTGGGCGATCAAATACCATTACTTCTTTGCCATCAAATAAATCTAATGATCCGGCTAAAGCCATATTATCTGATGGGTGGTGAATTGCTGCTTCGCCTGCTGGTATAGGAGTAGCCGTGTAATTAGGACCAACGTAGTCAGAGACGGGTGACATATAAGACGAAGTGGGACGTCCACATTGAGATGAATTTTCATAATTTTCTCTTACTTGACGAGGTTGTGCTTGAAAATTTTCAGTAATACCCATGTTTGAAAGAGAAGGAGAGTTGTATCGAATAACTGCAGGTAAATTTAAACTAGGTGAAGGTTGATTCACGCTTTGGTTATAATGAGGAGTAGGGGTGATGTAAGGCATGTTTGTAACAGTATTTGCGCCTAATCCATTTCCGGTTACTTTAGAATTAGAAAAATGTTCAACAGATTTAGGTTTAGAATTAGAATTAGGTCCACATTTTACCAATGGATCTTTGTCAACTGGGATAGCATTAAAGTATTCGCTGTTTTTATTATTTTTAACTACTTTTTCAAGTCTAGAAATACGAAGAGGAGCTCCAACATAATCTTCACGAACTTGATTTTTTTCTTTATTCATACTCATAACCAATGCCGCGATTCCAATTGTTCCTACGATAGCTAATACAGCGTCTCTCATTTTTATAAAAAGAAAAAAAAAAAGTAATTATAATTAAATAAAAATGATTTTTTTTCAATTCTAAAAATGAAATAAAAAAAAGGAAAAATGTTTACGACAGTAAAAATCACAAAAGATATTATTCTTGAACCTAAGCATTTGACATTTGAAATAGATCGATTTATCGAAAGCGAACTACGTCAAAAATATGAAAAAAAATGTTGCGACGACTATGGATTATTAATTTCAATTGACAGTATTGAAAGTATTGATAATACTGTAAACAAAGATTCGATTTATATTACTTTTATGGTAACATTTTATGCAAAAGTAATTAAACCAGTAAAGGGTATGAAAGTCTCTTTTATACCTACTCTGATTTTATCAAAAGGTATTTTTGGTAAAATATATGATAATATAAACTTTTTTATTCCAGATACAAATTTAGTAGAAAATGGGTATGTGTTTGATTCTACTACATCATCTTTTAAAAATGAAAATAAGAATAAATTAATAGACAAATCAACCAATGTTTCAGTTGTAATTGATCAATTAAAATATGATTTAATTAAATATAATTGTATTACGTATTTAGAATAAATTCCAAAAAATTAATTAAAAAAATTTAATTAATTATCGTTTTATCGTTTTATCATTTTATCGTTTTTTTAGATTTATCGTTTTTTTAGATTTATCGTTTTAGTTGGCGCGTTCTTCTTTGGAACAGGGTAATCATCAGATGAATCCGATGAAAATTCAGATCGTGAATTATTTTTTACTAAAGAAGAATCAGATGTTTGTGATCTTCCACTACCACTTTCGCTTCCACTTTCACTACCACTTTCACTTCCACTTTCGCTGCTACTTCCAGAATTTGTTCTAACAGAAGCAGAAATGTTTTTTAACAATTCGTAAAATTTCTTTTTATTATCATCTTTTAAAGCATTTTTATATTTTGGTTTTGTTTCGACGTTTTCATCTTCTTCGATATCACTTAAAAATTTATTTTTACGAACATTTCGTTTTGGAGGAGAAATAATACTACTTTCTGTTTTACTGTTTTTAAATTTTTGAGGAGAAATTACACTACTTTCAGATTTTTTATTAATCTTTTTAGACTTAAATAATTCAGGCATCGATTGTAATGATGATGATAAGAAAGATTGTTTGGATTTTTTTGATAAAAAATCACTTTGTTTATCACTGTATTGTATGTGACTTTGTTTATCACTTTGTTTATCACTTTGTTTATCACTTTGTTGTTTACTTTGTTGTTTATAACTTTGTTTATCACTTAGTTTATTTTTTAGCTTTTCTTCAAAACTTTCTTCTTCACTTTCGTCTTCACTTTCTTCTTCACTTTCTTCGTCGTTGCTTTCGTCTTCACTTTCTTCGTCTTCACTTTCGTCTTTACTTTCTTTTTCACTGTCGTCTTTACTTTTTTCTTTTTTCTTTGTTTCTAATTTTTTAGTTAATTCTTCTTCTCTGTCTTTTAAACGTTTTCCCCATTCTTTATTCAATTCTTCTTCTTTTTCTCTTAAACGTTTAGTCCATTCTTTATTCCATTCTTCTAGTTTACTGTCAACAATGCTTTCAACTACTTTGCTGTCAACTTTGCTTTCAGTTTTACTTTCAACGACTTTACTGTCAACTTTGTTTTCAACGACTTTACTGTCAACTTTGTTTTCAACGACTTTGCTATCAATTTTGTTTTCAACGACTTTACTGTCAACTTTGTTTTCAACGACTTTGTCGTCAACTTTGTCGTCAACTACTTTGTTATCAACTTTGTTTTCAACGACTTTGCTGCTTTCGACAGTTTTCTTTGTTTTCTTTTCGATAAAAACAGCGCCTTTTTCTTTTAAGGCAGCTTCGTTTTCGGGTAAAGCGGGAGCGGTCCAACAGTTCTCTTGTCCTTTTAATTTTCTAGCATCAACTAATTCCTTTTTTACAAAAGGCGAAAACAGCTTGGAATTGCCTTCTACTATTAAACGATCTCTTTCTTTTCTATAACGTAGCGTCATTTTAGTCTAAGTTAATATATTTAAATAGCCTTTTTTAATCTAAAATTGAAATAAAAAGTTAAAATTAAAAAAAAAATAAAAAGAATGTCAATTACGCTGTATCTGGAAAATTTTAGATGTTGGAAAAAAAAGACATTTACATTTAACAAAAATGGAATTATTCTTTTATCTGGTATTTCCGGTAAAGGAAAAAGTACAATTTTAAATGCAATCGTCTTTGCAGTTACAGGAAATATGAAAAATGTAACACCAATGGGTCGAGAAAAGGAACATTTAAAAGTAGAACTGTCAATCGATGACGTTGTAATTTCTCGTTGTAAAAACCCAACTCGTTTTACAGTTAAAAAGTCGAATAATGAAACCGGTAAAATCAAAGTGTATGAAGAAGATGAAGCTCAATCAATTATCGATGATTTATTAGGCACAGATTTTAAACATTGCAGCTATATTGATCAAGACAATACGTTTTCATTTGTTTATCTTTCACCGGAAGCAAAAATGTCATTTTTGCGAAACTTGCTCTTGTCTAACGAACCCGTAACTGAATATCGAGATAATATTAAAACATTATTAGATAAAACAAAAACAGAAATCTTAAAAGAAGATGCAACCATTAACATTTCAAGTGGCTTTTTGAAAAAAATGACATTTATAGAAAATAATTTGGAGTCTACGAAGGAGTCTACGAAGGAATCTACGAAGGAATCTACGAAGGAATCTACGAAGGAATCTACGAAGGAATCTACGAAGGAATCTACGAAGGAATCTACGAAGGAATCTACGAAAAAAAATAAATTAAAAGACGTAACGTTAGATACATTTGCTAAAGTAATGGAGTCCTTACAACGAAATCTCGAAATATCTCAAAAAAATCATAAAATTTTATCAACAAAAAAGTCAAAAGCAGAATCTGATTACAAACGATCCATCGAAAATCAATCAAACAGACAAAAAAGAACGGAATTAAAAGAAGAATTGCAACAAATTTGTGGTGATTTAACACCGGAAATGATGAACGAAAAATTATCAGACTTTAAAAGACAACAAGAGAGATATAAAAAATATAAACAATATAAAAAAGAAAAAGATGAATATATCTCTATTAAAACCAAAGTCGATGAACTAACATTTCAATTAGAATCATTATCGATACATCAAGAAAATTTTGGCGATATAAAAACAGTTCAAAAAGTCATTTCAATGGAAGAAAAATTAATTGAAATGCAAGATAAAATTACAGAAGAACAAGAACAAATATTAGAAAAAATGGTAAATGAATTAAAAAAAGAAAAAAGTGATATTGAAAAAAAAATAGAACAAGCACATCTTTATAATTGCCCTTCTTGTAATGAATATTTAAATATGGTTAACGGTGAATTGGTGTTGTACAAAGAAAAGGTAGAAGAAAAATGTGATGATATCTCATCACTCACTTATGCATTATCAATGCTTGAAAAAAATCTAAAAAATGTTCAAAAACAGTTAGATGTATTATTGCATCAACGTTCTGAATACAATAAATTATTTGATGATTTTGAATTACTGGCTGTAACTATTGAAAAAAAGTACAACAACAACGATTACTCGGCATTGTTATCGACTTTAAAAAAAGACGAACAAACTTTTTTATTTACTAAAAAAACCAAGGAAGATACGGAACGACAATTAAAACGATTTAATTTAGACGAAGTAAATGAAGAAGTGAAGGATGAAGTGAAGGACGAAGCGAAAGACGAAGAAAATATTGTTAGGGAAATACTAAAAATTGAACAACAATTGTCACGTCACGCTGAAATTTCATCACGTTTAAAAAAACTCGACGAAGTTGGTGTATCTGATACATCTGATACATCTGATACATCTGATAACGTTGATTATTCAGCTCTTCTTTCCGATTATAAAGAAAAGCTGCTTCAAACAGATGAAAAAATTTCACAATACAGCGACTCTATTCGACAACTGGAACTTTGGCGTCAAAATGAAGAAAATAATATAAAATACAAAGAACTCGAAGAATCCATTCAACGTAGCAAAGATGCAAAAGATTACGGAATGGAAGTCGTAAAATGTTGTGAAAAATTACTTTTATATGTAAAAGATGCTGAAACTCGGTCGGTTTTTGATTTCATTGAAAGTTTAAACTATCATGCATCATTGTATATTGAAGATTTTTTCCCAGATGAAGATTTTCATGTACAACTTTCTACTACAAAAGAATTAAAATCAGGAAAAGATAAAATGGGATTGTTTTTTGAAGTTCAATATGGTACAATGAAAGGAGAATTAGATTTCTTATCCGGTGGACAACGTGACCGTGTAAATCTTGCTTTTACATTGGCATTTTCTGAATTGGTGCAAAATCGAGTATTGTTGCTTGACGAATGTATTAGTTCTCTTGACAGTGAGACATCAGATACCGTCATTGAAACCCTCCACCAAAAGTATAAAGGAAAATTGATTATTTGTGTGGCGCATCAAGTAAATACTGGGGTATTTGACCAAGTTGTAGAAATTTAAAAGCAAAGGAAAAGCCGTGTCCACGATAACTTATTAATTAACAAAATAATTAATAATAAAATTTTTAAAGTGCTTGGTTAAAAAGTGCTTAGTTAAAAAGTGCTTAGTTAAAGTAAAAGATACCATTAGTTGTAACAGGAACATTACTTACACTAATAGTCGTACCGTCAGTCGACAATGTTAATGTTAAAAATGGCGTTGATGATCCTCCTAATGTTGAATAGATCTTTACAACACTGATGTTGCTAGCGATTGAGATCGTAGGTATGCCTAATTTAATATAACCAGATGAGGATGCGTGATTTGCAAAGACTGTTGCGTATGGTATAACATCTCCATTATTGTAGTTCAATCCAGTAATTGTAAAGTTCAATCCATCAGTTACATTAGACATGTTTGTTCCTGGTTCAAAGTACAAGTTGTTTAAATACGACGCTGATATCGAAGAATTTTGTGAAATTGTGATGACATCATTAGGAATTGTCTGTATCACCGATGTTGTAAACACAAATGGAACAGCTGCTGGGAATGTAACTGGACTTGTGTATGATTGGGTTCCCGTTGCATTAGTAGCCGTTAATGTAAATGTATAAGACACACCTGTTGTCAGACCAGAAATTGTGATTTTCTTTTGTGTAGCCGAAACTAATGTAGCTGTAACTGGGTTTGTTATCGACACAGATGGAGAAGATGAAACATTAAAGTATTTTCCTACACTTTCAAACAAGAGTTCAACAGATTGATCACCTACTTTTGATACGAGTCCATAAGGAGCAGGGAAAGCTAGAGGGCTTGCAACTGGGTTAGATGATGATGAAGAAGGTACACCAACGCCTTTGTATAATAATAAACTTGGGTTTTGACCTGTCAATACACCTGTTTTGCTGTTCAAAAGAATATTTGAGTCATGGAGTGTGATACTGCCAGGATAGGGAAGTGCGCTTATATAAATTCTATCGGTACCTGCTGCTATATACTGTGGTTTAAAACTAATTAATTTATTTGGTTCAATCGAAAAACGTGGTGGCGCGAGATTAGACCATTGTGGAGTAAGATCTACATTAATTGATTCTAACGTATTGTTATACAACGTATAATATTGATTTCGATCTAATAAATCGTTAGTAACATTTACTAATACGGAATCTGAATTACTAGGAACATAAACACCGTTGAATACAATTATATTATTATTATGTGCTCCTCCTCCTCCTACGTATCCAAATCCACTTGACGTGGTCGACCTCAATATCATATAAAAATTTGAATCAGTAGTAGGCCATCTAGGCTGAATTGACATCGCACCAATATTTGAATCATTAGGAACAGTGAACGTGTATACATCGAAAGGAGAAATAGTAGGAACGGAAATATTGTACGGAGAACTACCATCAGGAGGCATCTCATAACCAGGAGGATTTACAGTATTAAGATCAGCACTTAGATAAATTATCGCCAAGTTAAATGCATTTTTTGTATTATTATATAAGCTATATGTTTTACCAATTGTAAATTTTTGTGTTTCAGGATGAAAAATACTTGGCGTTGGCAAGGCTACGCTTCCCGTAAGCATATCTGAATAATAGTCAAGATTTTGGAAGGTTACCGTAGGTGTATCGGTAGATGAGGTTTGCACAAATTTCGCCACAGCTGTTCCATTCGAAAGTTTTACATTCATAAATACCCCGTTCATTGAAAATACAACTGTTCCATTATTCTTGTAAAAGTAATTGTTTTGAACAGGAGTAACTGTTGCTGTTACTGTCATAAATCCCAATCCTCCGTTTGAGGGCTCAGTCACAAATGTAACCGAATTGTAATCCGTAACAATCGTTCCTAATGTTGGTGTAATTGTAATCGAATCGCCTGTAGCCGTTGAATAACGAGCGTTTCCGCTAAATACTGCCGTAATGTTGTAAACAGGTACATCAGGTGAAATCACAAATTCAACACTTGCTACGCTGTTTCTAACAGGTACATCTTGAAATAACACCGTTGAATTGTCGTTCGCGTCAACAGTTGTAAAGGTAACCGTTCCTGTTTGTAATAAATCGTCATTAGTGTTATCAGAAGCAGTTGATAATGTAGCCGTAACAATAGCTTGTTTTGAAATAGTAGTAACGTTGTTTTTGGTTAATGTAAGAGTAATTGGAGCCGTGTTAACGGTTACATTGCAACTAGCTGTAGTTGATTCTGCGTAATTAATACTGTTTACAAATCGAGCTGTTACAGTACTCGATCCTAAATCAAGTAATACAAATGAAGCGGTTGCTACATTATTTACAACAGGTACGTATTTAATTACACTGGTGCCATTCAATACAAATACAATTTCGCCTTCATTTACGTTATCACCAGTCTTGGAAGAAGCAACGGTTGCCGTAAATGTGGCTGATGAATTATATGTAGTAGTAGTTACAGATGGAGTTACAGATATAGAAGCTATACTTATTTTTGGAACTGTAAAAACCAAAGTTGGGAATGAAGTAATCGTATTGTTATTACTAACATGTACATATATGTCGTTGTCTCCCTTTTTCAACAATGTGTCACTGAATATAACAGTGTTTGTTGAAACACTAACCGATCGATAAATAGGTTCTTGTTGAAGATCATTATAAACGATAATATCGCTAGATGTTACGGTAATTGGTAATGTTAATTGGACTTTATAGTCACTGCCTGTTGTCGTGTGACTAGATGTTACGGCGTTAGTATTACTTACAACAGATTTTTTAACAACGATACTGCTATATACTACTGGGGACGCGGTGTATGAATCGTTGCCACCGAAATAAATACCAATATCGTATACGCCAGCGTTGAGACTGCTAAAAGTTGCAGTGTATGTTTGTTCCGTTGTACTCGTTGTACGTGTACCCGTAATTAATGTATTTGTATCAATTAATAAAAACATGATATTTCCTTGGGTTAACGTTTCGACAGCTTGTAAAGAAGCAGTTACAGTGACCGAGGATGGATGTGTAACCGGTGCGTATAATACAGGTACACTTGACGCGACGATCTTGACATCATTGTTTTTGTTAACAGATAAAAATATTAATTGATTGTTTGCAGCAATATATGTGCCGTAGTTTGGACTTGTAATACTACAAGATATTGTGTAAGTGTCAACAGGTAAATCAACAGGTAATCTAAATTTGTAAACGGCGATATAATCAACCGCATTGGATAAATTTTGTGTATATGTATATGGGGTAGTGTTTGTAGTACCGGTGAGAACCCAGTTAAGAGACACGCCAGTTCCGCCAATGATAGAGTTGTTAAAGGTCGCGGTCAATACTGGTAAAAGTTTATTGGCTTCTTTGTAAAAAATAACTGGTTTGTCAATTGATAAATTAAATGGAATTTGAGCAGCTGTTATGGTTAATTTAATAGCGCTTGATTGACTTGTCGATTGAAACGTTGCGTTACCAGATACTGCTTCGCATGTAATTGTGTATTCAGACACAACCAAATCATCCGATAATTTATTTGAAGTAATTTCATTATTTACATCATTTGTATTAAACGTGATAATACCATTCGTAAAACCTTGTGTAGCTGTGTATACACATTGAGTACTAGTTATTGTAGAAGTAAAAGTAAATGTAGCTTGTCCTCCTGTAAATGTGGTTACACCTGTATTTAATTTAGCTGTAATTGATACACCAGTTTGGTAACCGCGTGTAACTTGACTTACAACATCAGTTGACGAAAATGATAACGTCATTAAAGGATTAACTTGTACAACTGCAGTGTTGCCTTGTGTGACGATGATAGATGGGTAATTTGTTGTATCTGGAGTATATTTAGCATAAATTGTGTAAGAACTGAATTTAGAGTTTAATTCGGTCGTTTCTACGCTAAACGATTGTGTTGATCCTGTTCCTGTTCCAGTTATACGTGTTGTAGCTAACATTGCAACGGTGTTGTTATTGTTAATATCAACATTTTTGTAAGAAAATGAAATTGTACCTGTTTTAACATCTACGTCTGGCGCGTTTACAAATACCATTTGACCGCTCAATGTAAGAGGACCAGAAGAATAATTAAGAGTTGATGGTGAAGCGGTTATTGTAAGAGTACCTAATGCATTGGCAATTGTCATGAAAATTGAAGTATCCTTTACATCGGAATTTACAAAATTGGCTGAAGTGGGTTGAAATTGCAATGACAAAGTGTAACCATCTACATCGTTTTTGGGAATTTGCTGAGGTTTTACGATAGTTGTCCAAGTCAAATTATTGTTTGAAGGAGTAAGAGATACTAAATTCGTTGGGAAGGTCAATGTACCTTGACGAGGTGGGTCACCTTTCGTTATAGTAAAATAATTATTTCCACCTCCGGTATAAGTAAAATTAGAACCAGATAATATAAATTCATTATAAAATGCCACGCTATATGCACCATCTCCAATATTAATATTCAAAGCCCCAAAATCTGTCGGGCTAACTAAATTTGAACTTAAATTTATAGTTAATACTTGACCTGCTTGATAATCATACGTTGTATTAATATAAGTAATGTTTAAAGATGGGTCATAATTACTTAGAGCATATCCCGTATTTAATACTGAATTTAACGATACCCATAAATCTTGTAAAAATAAAATTGAAATTGTTGTCCCGACAGGTATTGTATCACCTCCCGATAAAATTGATGAACCACCACTGCTATTTTCTAAGTATGAATAAGCGATCGTACCATCAATATCCTTGTAATCAACCGCAGATGATATTCCGTTATGAGTGTAATTAACAATCGCGGTATTAAATCGTTGTATTAAATTTGTGACCTTAAACGATTCATCGTAATTTATTTCATTGATATTATTTGTAGACTCTTTTTCAATAGTATTGTCAACTGGTTGTGTCGGGTTAGGTATTTCAATAGGTAATATCTCAGATATAACAGGCTTGTATGGATTTATGATCAATGATATCGTCACAGTGCTAGTTGTGTAATTGGTTGTATCATTTGGCACAAATGTACATTTTATAAGGTTTTCTTTAGCATCAAGAACCTTACATTGTACTACTTTAGTATTTGTAATATCTGTTATTGTTGTAGATGATACAGGTGTACCATTAACAATTGTTTCATTATTTACAAGCACGCCATTCCCATTTACATCAATAAAATCGATAGGAGTCTCAATGTTATCTATTGATTTCGTAATCGTAGTCACACCAGGAATGTCATTCACGGGATCATACGCACCAGCCATAGATGCTGGAGATTGAATTTTCAACAATAAATAAGGCTGTTGTCTGTATATATAACTAATACTTTTGGCTTCTGTTGATTCGCTACTTTTATTCACACCTGAAGTAGAATCAGTTGGATTTAATAATATAGACATATTGATAGTGGGAACGGTCTTATCAACTGTAAACGTAGCAAAATTTGCCGTGTTATTAAATAATGCAAATTCAGGATCAAAAACCGCGTTGATTCCTGAAAAGTAACAGTTAATATTGTACGTTCCTGCTGGTAAATCTATCGATAATGGATTAAAATAAAAGTCTAACGTAATATAGTTGTTATATCGACCTAATTGTACATACGTTGAAGCGTTATAATTAATAGTATATGATGCGTTATTAAAAACACCAGGAGCAGGAGAATAAACTACGTTACCGGTTTGGTCGAAAATCGTAAATATAAATAAGCTATCTTCGTTTTCTAAATTTTGAAACATGTCACTAGTAAAAGTACGGTTGTTTTCTAATGTCATTGTAGTTCTAAATCCAAATGTATAATCTTTATAATCACCATTTGAATCAAGTAAATTATTAAGTGTAATATTATAATCCAAGTTCTTTACGGTAATGAAAAATTCACCAGGAACAGGAGACGATTCTTCTAGAGATGTTGATTGAAAGTTTTCATTCACTTTAACATAAAAAAGATAAAATGATCCTTCTTTAACATTAAACCCAGAATTGGGATTTGTAATCTTTACTGAGACTGGAATAGTTGCCGAAAATGTACCATCTGATGCTAAATTAATTTCTTTATAAACATAATCAACTTCGTTTACAGTACGTTGTAGTCTGATATATCCACTACTTGCAAATGCTTTACTTGCGCTATCAACACTCATTTCACCTGAAATCGTAAAGGATTCTCCTTCATATACACTTAAACCGTTTCTGTAAAAACTTGAAATAGTAGTAGAATTTGTTCCATCGAATTGGTTTACGTCATTAATTTTCAACGATTTTAATCTAATTGGCACCGAGTTAATTGTAACCGTTTTTTTTGTAATATTTGCATCAGCACTATTTGTATAACTCGTATCAGTTGAAGTCACTACGGCTGATAAGTCTAATACTGTCGACGAAGTTGTTATGTTTAGTACGTTATATAAATTAGCCGTTACAACCGTTGTCAAGCTGCTTGCAAACGTTCCACTTCCTAATGTATATGTAACTCCGTCTACCACTGTTATAATATCAACCGATCCAGTTTGAAGAGGACTGGAGTTTGCATTATTATTTGGATTCAATCCATTTGAAGCTGTAACCGTTACAGGAATGTCTTCGCCAAATAAAAAGGTTGATTTTGTGGTGGTTAAAGCGAATGTAACTGCTTGCGGGGTCACATTTAAGGTCAAAGGTGTTGTTACAACTGAAACATTTGTATTGGATGGTGTAAATCTTGCCGTTAATGTATAAGGCGTTCCTCTAGAGATAAATCCATATGTTTTTGGAGTAGCATTTAATTGAATGGTAGGTGTAATCAATTCTTGAGTGGAGACATTCACAAATGATAAGTCTCCACTAGTATGTAACAACTCTTCGCCATAAAATAATGTAAATACACCAGTTGTGGCTAAATAACTTGTATTATCAGGTCCCTTGAATGGGGTGACTCCTACAGTTAACGACATGTCTTGTAAGTATGAATAAGTTGCTGAATTGTTGAATGATGCTGAAATTGAATTGGTTGATGTACTTGTAATCGTAAAATTAATGGAAGAAGTCGAGAAACGATAATTAACCTGGTCTGTTGGTGTAAAAGTAGATCTGACTGTGACTGAACCGGTTCGTAAATTTTTATTGTTAAAGGTAAAGTTAATAGTTGTGTGTTCTCCACTCGTTACAGATGAAGCCGGAAATAAATCAAGATAAGACGTATCGCCCAAATATTTATATTCAAGTAAAAATGATCCAGGAACTGCTGTACTTTTTGTTGTTAAAAAAGCCGCGCTAATGTTGACGATATCGTTGAAATCTGCACTTGTAGCGGGATTGGTAGAAGTAGTTACATTATTTAAAGAAAGAGACGAAACGCTTGTTAATGCTTGATTAAGTTGAACCACAACGTTATTAGTTGTACTCATGTTAAAATTAACATTTACGCTACCATCTCCATTAATTGGTTGATATGTAGCATAAAACGTGTATGTAATTGATGGGTCTGATGAACTGTTATCTCTCACTGCCTTAAAAGTAAAAGGATGAGTAGGAGATGGACCAGTAATAGTTTGATCTGTTACGATACGGACTGGAGTAGTCGGCTGTAGATTTGTGGTGTAATATACATTTACATTGCCAGTTTTTGGTTCGTCTGTAATATCAGTACTAGATACAAATGATACTGTAAAATTTAATTCATCTTCTACCGTTGAAGTACCGCTTACATAATTAGAAGATGTTAAAGATGTAGCCACATTATTGGGTGTACCTTGAATCGTAAATAATGAACTTGATGTAGTATATGTCGCATTTGCGATACTCCATTCTAGTTTAAAATAAAAGAAATCTGCTGGATTAGATGTAACACCAAGATCCGAAGGTATCACACGAAGTTTAAATGTACTTCCCAATTCGATTTGTCCATTGGCAGTTCCGACTGGAATGGGATCGTAAAATGCTACCGGATTTGAACCATTTGCGTCAGTGGTTTTGTACAAGATAAATGTACCACTTGAACCGTTAGTTGCGGCTCCGGTTAATGTACCTGTAATAGTTAAGGGTAATTCATATATTCCAGTATTACTATTAGGAGTGGCAACTGTTAATGTTGTGATAGCTTGTTCTACGGTAAAGGGGACACTTGGAGCAGCATTGATGTAAGAAAAAGCTTGAGATGCCGTATCGGTTGCCATTCTTGCAATTACGTAATAGGTTCCTAATGGTAAAGGAGTTGAATACACTGCCTGAAAACAAGCTTCAGTTCCTGAAGCATATGTTCCGTTTACTGTTGTCACAATAGAATCATCAGATGATTTATATATTGTAAAAACAACATTTGGAGAGGTAGTAGCGGCGCTGATTACACTTGTAAATGAAGCTCCATTTGTATAAGGAATTGATCTAAATGTAAGAGTGGTTGCGTATTGAGCATTGTTATTTGAATTTTTTAAGGTTGGAGATACCGTTGATACTAAACCGACTGGGTAAATCGCAACTGAATTGGTAACATCGGCAGGTGTACTGTACAAGTTTGTAAGAGTTGGGGTAAAAACAGTTTTAACTGACATTGCCGTTCCAGGAATGGTGTTGATACCGGTTTGAGCAGTAGCAATAGTTATATCACCCATATATAAAACTAGTGTATTTCTATTTATGGTTCTATAAGTCCTATTATAGCTATTTTGACCTTGTTGAGTTGCACTATTGTTACTACCAAAATAATGAATAGTAATGTTACTACTCGTTCCCTCAAGAAAATTGGGTCCTGTATTAAAAGTTAGTTTAGAATAAGGTAATATATTTGTCTTGTTTACAATTGTAAAAAACGATTGATTAAAATCAGGACCTCTTACTTGAACCCATTCATTTGTAGCTTTATTATTATACACACTATAAGTAGTATCCCTAAATAGTTGATAATTTACCGTTTGAATATTAGTTCCTCCTGTGATCGCACCAGCAACCGTTGTATTTAACCCTCTCGCCGTAAGACTTAAACCAGACGTCGAATAAGTAACAGTCTTATTACCTGATGTTGAATCTGTTGTAGTACTATAGCTTGTAATTGTATAAACCTTTGTTCCTTGTGGGGTTAAATTGTCGCCAATTGTCATTGTTAATGTACCGGCGATATCATCCTTTGACGTGATTGAATAATTATAGATAAGTGTATCTGTGTAACTTACGTTTGTAGGAGTTGACAACACACCTGTTAAAGATTCATTTGTAATTGTAAGGGTAAATACCGGAGTCGTTGAACTAGCCGTATAGCTACTAAATTCGGTTTGGAATGCATAGGCAGCAGATATCGTGTATACACCTGGAGAGAATTGTCCATATGTTAAAAGAGAAGAAGGACTAGCTAAAAAATTGTTAAATGTTCCGGTTTGAGTAACCACTGTTTCTTCAGATGAATCTTTCATGGTAAATGTAACTATGGCTCCATCTAAGGTATAATTCAATAAATTTGGTAAAGCTTTTACAACAGGTACAAATGAATTTTGTGTTTGATAGGTAACGGATTGAGACGTCGAACCTGAAAAAGAGATTGATGAAGAAGTACGTGTAATACCGTTAAGAGATACAAATAAAAATGGATTTGCTTTAGAAGGTGAGTATGCACCAGATGTTGGTGCATTTGTCAATGTGAAAACGATGTTTCCACCAGCGGGAATGACTCCTGTTATCGCATTTCTAAATGTACTTGGTAGAAGCGTGGATGACGCAATTTGCACGACATTTTGTCCAGTTATTTGATAAGAACATGAAATTTTTGACGTTTCAGATAGGGTTGGGTTAGCAAACAATAAAATTAATGAAATTTCACCATCTATATTTAAATTGTACGGAACACTTGACAAGTTGTTTAGTCTATATGTAATACTTGATGCATTTGATTTTGATTCTTCTAATTCCAACATTACAAACCCATGTTGGAAAACACTGTTGTAAGAACCCCAACTTCCAATAGCTGGGTCTTCATCATAAACAATTGGTTGAACGTTACCAAAATCTGTACTTGTACTTAACACCATGTTTGCTGTGCGAGGTAAGTTTAGCGATTTAAAACCTGTTTCATATGGAGTTTTGGTGAAATCTCTAACGATCGCAACATAATTGTTTTGATCATTAAAAACCGATGGTACAGTTGAATATGTCAAATTCGTAATCGTTGTATTTGTTGAGTAACCAGTAGTTTTTATTTCTGAATAAGTTGGTGTTGCCATTTATAATAGTAAAAATAAAAAATGAAAATTATTCATCATGGTCTTTTCACGTAGACCATGCGTTGCGGCGTACTTTAAAATTGATAAACTAAAACTTGTTTTGTAAATAAAAAAAGATTACGAAAATGCTTCTTTCCTCTAAAAATTCTCATCCACGTGATTCTCGTGTAACGTTTGACGAACCCACTCACACCTACAGCATCGATGGATCTTCCGATGGAATATGCAGTGTTACTACATTAATTCATCAATATTTTCCTCATTTTGATCCAGACGACGTCATTCTTAAAATGCGAAACAGTCGTAATGGTATGCCTGAGAAATATGCTCGAATGACAAATAGTCAAATTAAAGAATTATGGAACGAAAATGGCAAGGAAGCTAGTGGAAAAGGAACAATGTTGCATAAACGAATCGAATTGTTTTACAATGATATTGAAACGGCGGATGAGTTAACAATCGCCAAAGAGTTCTCCTACTTTTTAGCATTTAATGAAACGATTAAACATCGTCTTGAACCCTATCGAACCGAATGGAGTATTTTTCGAAAAGAATTAAATCTTGCAGGTCAACTAGACATGCTTTATAAAATCAAACGTGAAGACGGATCATATACAGGCGGATTCGCCCTTTACGACTGGAAGCGAAGCAAAGAAATCAAAATGGACAATTCGTACGAAAAAGGATTGGGTATTTTGTCACATCTTGATCATTGTAATTATGTACACTATTCAATTCAGTTAAACATTTATAAAAGAATGTTAGAAACTTTGTACGATATTCAGGTTGATGAAATGTGTTTAGTTATTTTACACCCAGACAATGAATCATTTATCACGATTCAGGTAAATGAAATGAAACGAGAAATTAATATGATTTTCAAAGAACGAAAAAAAATTGTAAATGCTATCAAAGAAAAGGAAAAGGAAGAATAAGATTTTTTTTAAAGATTTTTTTTAATCATTTCTTTAAATAGAGAAAAGATTTGAGTTTAATTTTATAAAATATTTTATAAAATATTTTATAAATAAATATGGTTTATCGTTCGATTATTTTATTTTGTTTTATTTTTTTATTTTTTATCATTACATTATGGATTTCTTACCAAAAAACAATTGAAGCTACCTATATTCCTCGTAAAGAAAATTTTAGTAAAAATAAAAAGATTTCACCTTCCATTCTTACTTACAATATCCAAAAATTTCCATGGTCTCCTAAAACATTTACGGCTGTTCGATCGCTTTTCCAACGTCATTCGATCATTCTTCTCCAAGAATGCTATGATGAAACATTCTCATCTCTTGAAAGTCATTTTCCCGATTATTATATATGTAGAGGAACGATGCAGGGGATTAGTTTAATTAATAGCGGTTTGGTTATTTTATCAAAATATCCTATACGAAACAGTTCATTTGTAACCTTTAAACAATATAATCCATTAACATTTGATCGACTTACTGAAAAGGGATTTCTTATTGCGTGGATTCGTATCGGGGAAAATACTGTAAGGGTTATCAATACACATTTACAATCTTCGGATTTTGAAAGATACGATCCATATGCTTTTTTACAAATGGAAGAGCTGTTTGACTACATTGGCTTTACCAAAAAGGGAAAATTTATCATTGGGGGAGATTTCAATATTGATATTTCTTTTATGAAAAAACGTTATATGCCATCAGAAAACAAATTATCGTTATGGCATCCAGTAAAACCGACGATTTATATAAATTTTTCTACAGGACATTCACAATCGAACCGACAGTTTGGGTATGATGGACTTGTTTTTGATTATTTTTTTACAAGCAAAGACATCGAGATGGAACCGGTTACAATTGAAAGCCCTTACAGCGATCACAATCCGGTAGAAAGTGATATAAAATTATTGTTATAAAGAAAAACTTAAAGAAAAACTAAAGAAAAACTTAAAGAAAAAACTATAAATAAAGAAAGATGCTAGACTATTTTACGAGTTTTATAAAACAACGAGTTTGCCAAGAATTGTATGGTAAAAAAAAAGTTTATAAAAAACCGTTTTTAGTAAAATGGAATAAAATTAAATTTAATTAAAATTATATATTACAGACATCACATTTTTTATCAAGAGAGTAATACGAAAGACAAAGTAAAAAAAAGTATAAAATTCCTGTTCTACACCATTTATTGTTTATAAAAAAATACAATATATTGTATAAAAGTGTTGTTAAAATAATTAGTTTAATGACAGATCGAATATTACAAAATGCGCCTATCATTTCGCTATTACATTTTCCTGAAATGAGATAAACTAAAAAAAGGATAGTAAAAAACATCATATATTTGTAATAAACGATAAACCGTTGAATATACAGAAAAATATTCCATGATTTTTCAAAATGCATCATTGCGCACATATTTCTTAACACGACACAGTCATCAATTGAATCACAGTAATATACGATATGGTTAGGTATCTCATAAACATCACTTCTGTTTCCATCCAACAAAGTTTTATATATCATCCCTCCAGTTGTTCTTTCAACATACAACACTTCTATATACTCGTACCATTTTCTTTTAAAAGATTTTTTAATATGATCAATTAAGCTTTTAAATAAAGGATGTTCTGGACAACTTCCAATAAAAGATTGTCTTACACCTGAAAATCCTCCTAAAGATGTAGCGATTTTATTTTTATCAGTAAGAATATCTAAGCTTTGTTCACCTGGTTCGATATCCATATCGATATAAAATCCTCCATAAATATAAAGTAAAAAATATCTACCTAAATCGCTTCGTTGTTGTGGTAATTCGAAATATTTATACGCTTCTACCAACGACGGATCATATTTTTCAATCAAATTGATTAACGTTTCATCACTCCAGCACATATATTGATATCCTTCCGATTCTTTCGATTTCCATCCATCTGTATATTTTTTATATTTTTCAGGTATTTTATCACATCCTTGTGTCCATATTTGATGGATAATCTTTGGTATCATTTATTACATAAAATAATTAATAATCACTTTTAACTTTTGTCACACAATAAACGAAAACGATGATATTGATCAAAATTAAAGTAAAAACCACATAATAAAAAATACGACCAAATTTATATTATAATGGAAGTACAGGTGAAACTTCAAATATCTCTAGGAAACCCGATTTTTATAAAATGGAATGAAATCAATGTTAGAGTCTTTCGATATGGAGAAGATTATATGATACCAAAAAATGGTTTCAAGGGGTAATGACATTTTCCCCGATATTTGAGTAATGAGTCATTTTATCATAATACCATTTTTTACAATCACCCAAACATTCCATTGTTTTTTTCGTATAATTAAAATAATCATGTAATTCATCTGTAATTACAATTTGATTTTTAAGATTTTCATCTTGTAAACAACGATGTATTACTCTTGAAAACATTATTGGACCCGTTAATTCCAACACAAATCTTTTTGTTTTTCCATTTTTACCAGAATGTAAAAGACTAATCATTTCTTCTATAACTAACTTTAGTACTGGATGTTTTGGTGTCACTACAAAAACCCAATTTTGAATTTCGCCTCTTTCAAAAGGTAAAATTTCCGAATGTAACTTTACAGCTTTTGATAAATTATTTTTTGTAGATTCCCAATGCGAAACAAGAAGAGTATTTTTTCTATTATACTTTTTCAATAAAGGATATAAATTTGTTTTAATGTCACTTTTGATATCCATATAAACTCCTCCGTAAATATATAATAAACAATATCTTGCGAAATCAGACAAACATGCGCCGAATTTTGGATTGATTTTTTTATAAGAATTGTACACATCAGTTGGAAAATATTGCAAAAGAAATATATCAATCGAGTTGTTATCGTAAAAATTAAAAGTAAATTCAGGGTTCATTTTTATTTTTGGCTGTATTACTTCTTGAAAGAAAAATTCATTAATCTCATATTCTTTTAATGTATTTATAACAACTAAAGGTATCTCTGTCAATGAACTTGATTCTGTTTGATTTTTATAATAATTTGATATGAAAACGCGATTATAATTATTAGGTTGATTATAATGTATAAAAATTATACATATAAAAAACAGTAAAAAACATATAATTAGTTTTAACATTTATTAAATGTTAAATAAAATTGATATTTTTTTAGAAAAGAAGTTAAAAAAGAAAATAAACTAATAAAAATGAATAACGTGAACATTAATTTAAAGTGTGAATGTTGTCAAATTTATATCGCAAAAAATGAAGAATATCGTGACGGAAATATAATTTATTGTTTACAATGTGTGCAATCAAAAAAAATGGATGACAATGAAAATGACAATGAAAATGATAATGATAAAGTTGAATGGAATTACTGTGAAAACTGCAGGAATCTTGTAATGGAAGAAGATTTTGTCGGTAATTGTCACATTCAAAAAAAATGCAAAGAAATCATTAAAAATAAAATTAATGAATACTACAGTAGAGGTTACACTCATCTATGTAAAAATTGCTGTACAGTAATTAATCTTAAAAATGAAGTAATTATCAAATGTTTATTAGAGTAAACGTTGGAATAAACTAACTTTTTATTTAATAATTTTTATTAAATAAAAATGGATGTATCTGAAGTTTTTGCTTTAATGATCGACAATCCAACTCCTTTAAAACATTTTTTACGTTTTTTAGAATTAACACTAGGCTATACGTACGATAAAGACGTTGGTATTTTACAAGTATCATTAAAAAAAAATGTAAAGTTTCTAATTGAAAACGCTGAGGAAATTAGTAGTTTGTTTATTAAACTTAATGAAAACAATATGGAATTTTTGACTTTATTATTCTTGTTAATTGTATGCAATGATAAAAAAATTAAAGATGAAATAGGGGAAATTTTTTATCAATTTTCAAATACAATTGATTTGTCTGCTTTACGACCAAAAAAATCTAAAAAGAAACTAGACATCGATCCATCTGTAAGCAACATCAACCCTTTACATTATGTAGATGATAGTTGTTATATGGATAGTTCACTTATTGCACTTTTAATCACGCAAAACTCAGTTGTAGATGAAAATATATTATATTCTGAAAAAGTATTAGAAAAAGATTTAGCAAAGTTTAGAAAAGAATTAGTCGCTATATCAAAATCTTTACGAGGAGAAGTTGATAAAAAAAGTGTAGTAAAAAATGTAACAAAAATTCGTTCTATCATTGAAAAGTTAAACCCACCTCAACCATTTTACATACCAAACACTAAACATGACGCAAGCGAATTTGTTACTTGGATATTTGACTTATTTAACGTTAGCATAGCTACCTTATATCAAACAAGTTTTTACAGTAATGATAATAAAAATTTTGTTAATTACGATGAACCCAAAACTAAAGTTACAAAAGAAAGACCTATCATACCTATAACATACGACGAGATCGGTAATACAAAAAACTTGCTATCTTTTTTTATTAAAAAAAATCAAAAAACAAAATTAAGTAAAAAAAATTACGTTAAGAAAAAAGACCCACTTACAGGTGAAACATTACAGTTTAAATACATGATACAAATCGTTAAACTCGAATCGCCATTTTATATTTTTGACGTAAAAAGAAGAGGATTAAGAGGTGTATTTAACTACACTGAAATAATTGCACCTGAATTTATCTTTGTAAAAAATTTTAAAAAATTAGAATTATCATCAATTGTCATTCATACAGGAGGGTGTCATTATGTATGCGTTTTTAAATATAATGATGGTAATTGGTATTATTATAACGATATGAGTCTTCCAATTAAAAAATTAGGAAGTTACAATGACATGATTAAAAAATCTAAATATAATCCTTTTACAAATGGTACATTATTTTTCTATAAATCAAATTCTTTATTAGAAGAAGTTTCAGAAGAAGTTTCAGAAGACGTTTCAGAAGACGTTTCAGAAGAAGTTTCAGAAGAAGTTTCAGAAGACGTTTCAGAAGACGTTTCAGAAGATTAACAAATTTCATTTTAGATTTAAATAAAAAAAAGTAGTATATAAATGGGTAATTATTTATGGAAACAAAAAGTAACTCAAATCAATATTAAACCTCCATCAAAAAAAATTTTAATAAATCAAGCTTTTTGCACCGGCTGTAATAAAGTTGTTAGAGATGAAGGACAATGCAATTGCGGTAACGTCAAAATCAATAATGGTATTCATATTTATGAAAATAAAGAATTGTACTCTGATTGTAGTTTGATTGAATTTAATTAAAAATTTTAAATTAAAAATAATTTTAATTTAATTTACTACTTTCATTAATAAAATGATATACTTGGTGTTTGGTATTTTATCAACGTTATGTTTAACCTTAACTGATTCATATAATCCTTTATGGAAATTATCAAAGCATCAATTAATCCAAAAAATTAAAATATTAGAGCAAGAATGCTATAGACCTTTATCAACGACAACCACTACTCAACCTGTCATACCTTTACCAAGTCACGTATCAACGACAACCACTATGTATCCTGGATATTTTCCAACTACTCAACCTGTCAGACTTTTACCAAGTCAAGTATCAACGACAACCGCTATGTATCCTGGATCTTTTACAACTACTCAACCTGTCAGACCTTTACCAAGTCAAGTATCAACGACAACCGCTATGTATCCTGGATCTTTACCACGTCAAGTATCAACTAGAGTGTTACCTACTCGACCATCTTTATTAACGACAACCAAACTACTGCCTTTTACGTTTGTTACAGCAACTGCTTCTGGCGATCCTCACGTGGATACATTTGACGGGCTTCATCATGATGCAATGGTATCAGGTTGGTTTGTCATGGTTAAAAATCCGGTAGTAACTGTTCACACATATTCTCAACTTGGCTGTATGCCTCCAACTATTCGCAATACATGTATTCGTTCTGTAATGGTAAAAATATCTCCGTCAGATGGTTCCAATCTTGTTTTATCATGGGGTTCATGGCCTCCTAGTGGAAAAAAAGGTGATCAAAATGTCGTTATACGCGATTCATTTGGAAAACACATTGACAAACCTTTTTCTCTTTACAAAACTGACGTGTTTCTCGGTGGAAAATATCGTATCGCTAACGCTAACGGAAATATAATACTTTCACCAATTGGTGATACGGTTTCTGACCCTGAGCTAGCCATTTCTATCACAATCGGTACATATTTATTAGCGGTTACATTACCAAAATCAACTCCGCATCTTCAATCTACAAACGGTTTATTGGGATTTTTTAATGGAAATACAAAAGAATACGGAAAAGTATTTAGAAATAGTGATGGTAGTTCATCGATAAAGAAAAATGAAATGAAATGGGCTCTTAGTCATGCAGTTGTTACAATGAATCAATCAACGGTTTCACCTCCAGTTGTACATCCTGGAAGAATGCCTGTAATAACAATTCAGAAAATTAATTTCTGTAAAAAAATGTTATTACATTTGTATCGTAATCAACCAATAAAAACACAACAACATTTTAAAACGCAAATGAAAGCATGTTTACAAGATGCTGATTCTCCTTCTGTTGCTCGTTCGATTGGAAAAGTAATTAGAGCATCACGCCTACAGCAACAATCAAGTGTAAAAGCTCTAAAACGAAAAATTGAAAAAGATATGAAAGAGAAGGCGAACGAAGACGATGATGACGATTTATAAAAATGATATTTTAAATTTAAATTACAATTCAAAAGTAAAAAATGTCTGAAGTAGTATGTGAAATATGTAAAGCGTCTTTGGCTAGTAAATATAGTCTAAAAGTGCATTTAGAAACAAATAAAGGTTGTTTATCTCTACGCAATTTAACATTAGAAAGTAAGTTTAACTGCGTTGGGTGTAATGTTCATGTAAAAGATAACCATAAACTACAAAAACACCAAGTAGGATGTAAAGAATATCAAAAGATTCTGGTCGAAAAAGAAGTCAAAGACAGATACGAAAATAAATGTAAAGAATTAGAAAATGAAAAAACAATTTGTATAAAAGAATTTACCCAAAAAATTTTGTTTTTAGAAAATGAAAATGATCGTATTAAATCATATTATAATAAAATTATTGATGACCTCAAACTACAAAATAATAATCTTATTCTTTATTTTCAGCAAATAGTAAGCCAAGCAATAGATAAACCTGATATTAAAATTTCACAAGGAAAGGACGTTAACAATCAGTTGATTGATATTATTGTAAATAAAACAAAAACTATCGAAGATTTGAAAGATAAAGCAAAACAAAAAAATGATAAAATGATAATATTGAATGATGTTTGTATATCTTTTAGACAAACTGATAATTATATTAATGCAACTCAACTTTGTAAAGCTGGTAATAAAATATTTGATGAATGGGTTTGTTTAGAAACAACAATTCAATTAATTAATGAACTGGAAGAGGTAACATCTTTACAATTAATTGAAAATGATAAAACATATTATTGGGTTCACCCTGATATAGCGTTACAATTAGCTAATTGGATATCTGTTTCGTTTTATTCAGATCTATGTAAATGGTTTAGAATGAATAATACAATTTTAATTTCAAAAGATAAAGAACTAAAAATAAAAGATGAAAAAATTCATTTATTAGAAAATTTACGTGTTAAAAAACAAAAACGATCTAATTACCCTAATAATGTAGTTTATATAATCACAACAGTTGATAATAAAGATAAAAGAATTTATATAGTAGGTAAAGCTAAAATATTAAAGAATCGTTTAAGTGGATACAATAAGACATCAGAACATGAAGTTGTATATTACAAGGAATGTGAAGATGAAGAACAAATGACTTCACTTGAATCAGTCGTTTTGAAAAAATTAGAAAAATACAGAGAGAAATCAAACCGAGATAGATTTGTTTTACCAATTGATAATGACATTTCTTTGTTTACTACTATTGTTGACGAGACATTTTCATTTTTAAATAAATAACATTATGTGTTTTTAGAACTTTTGTGTCTTAAAGTCATTTTATCTTTGTTTATTAATTAAATTTAATTAATAATTAGAAAGGATATTTTAGTTTAAAACTTTATTTTTTTTTGTTTTAAAATCCCAACACACAAATTTTGTGTGTGTTGGAAATAAAAAATTTTTTGAAAATAAATTGTAAAAACATATTATAATAAAAGTACTTTTTTTATTTTTAAAGCATTAAAGGTTAATTTTAATTTTTCAAAAAATTTTTACTATTATTTATTTTGTAAGAAAATCTTATAAAATTGATTTTTTTACAAATTTGCGTAAAACTTTTAAAAATTTTACAAAATTATTTAAAAATAAAAAATAATAATTTAAAACTTTATTCTAGATATAAAAATGCCAAATATTACATGTGAATTTTGTAAATCAGTTGTTAGTTCAAAATATATTCTAAAAACACATCTAGCTACAAACAAAACATGTTTAGGATTAAGAAATCTAGAATTAAAGACTGAATTCATGTGTAAAGGTTGTAATTTATTTACACTTGATAACCAAAAATTAGCAAATCATCATGAAATATGTAAGCCTTACCAACGACTTATTATTACAGAAGAAACAACTGAAAAATACCAACAAGAAATAAAAGAGATTGAAAATAGGCATCAACATGAAATCAAAGAAATGGAACGTCAATATGAAAACAAAATATTGTTATTAGAAAATAAACTCGAGCATGTAAACCATTCAAAGACGACAAAAGAAATTGATATGAAATATAATTATGAGAAAATAATCAAAGATCTTCAGTCACAAAACGATAAACTTTTAGAAACGTTGCAAAAATTAGCAAGTCAAGCGATAGACAAACCAACCACAAATACAACCAATAATGTTACAAATAATATTAAAAATAATTTTTCAGATACATATTTTTTAGATACGATTAAAGCGGAAGATGTTAAAATGAAATGTCAAAATTATCTTACAGAACAGGTATTTCTTGAAGGACAACGTGGTATAGCACAGTTGTGTACAGAACATGTTATTAAAACCAAAGATAAAAAAGCATTAATGTTATGCACCGATGTAAGTCGTAAAAAATTTAAATATATGGATGAACAAGGAAATATAAAAGAGGATTACGAAGCACGAACATTTGTACAAAAAGTAAGCAAACCAATAAAGGATGCAAGCCGGATTGTTTACGATAGCATTCTATTTGATGTGAAAAATGAAAAGGAAATGTTGGAAGACGATGATTATTCAAGGAAGGCGTACTTGAACAGCAAAGAACTTAAAACAATTGATTGTTATGTACAGATCACACATTTTGATGATCCTGATAACAATCAGGAATTTAAGAATGAATTGGCGATTTTAAATAAGTAAATAAGTAAATAAATAAATATAAATATATTTATATTTATTAGAAAGTTGGTCAATGATTTCATCTTTGGCTTAATCATTGAAAGAATGTGTATCAGCTGAATAATTTTTGTATCTATTATTAAACACACGCAAACCTTTATATAAATTATGATCGTCGTGGTGATTTTTACCCTCTACTTCCCTTATGATTTGTATTTTTTTATCATTTATGTTATAAATTCCATCTTTTTTATTAAAATTTTTAATTTTTATTACGTCTGTAAACACCTTCATAATAGACCAATCCCAGTATTTATATTGTTTTTTTGTGTTATACCAATGAATATATAAATCAATTGAATCTTTTAATATTTTTTCACCTGCTTTTGCTATAATAAAATTTGGGTTGAAATTAAAATTCATTTTATCCCAATATGAACTACATGTTACAAAATCAACATTACTTTCTATAAAATCACGTAAAGGTAAAAGAGGTTCATTGTCGGCATCAGTATAAACACCTCCATTTTTATATAAAATACACAATCTCCAAAAATCGGCTTTAATTGGGCCATCTGGTATGTATCTAAATATTTCTTTATGTAACGATGAAAATTCTTGTTCTAAAAATTCTTCACACAAGTTGTTGTCAAATAATACGATTTCATAATCAGGATTTAATCTTTTCCAATTTTGAGAATATTTTTCAATAAATTCAAAAGTCTTATCACACATGTAAATTACTTTTGGAAATTTAATATTTTTTATTTCATTGAATTTTGACAATGTATTTATTGAAAACATGATATGGTCATCTGTATGATCGGTATGAATTGTACTGTCGTTATCTGTATTGTCAACCGTAAAAGGTACAGGAAGTATCGTATAAGTTACACATAATTCATAAATAAAGATATCTGCTGTTCCGCTTGATGGAAAATTTAAATTTTTATTGATTATGAAAAAATTATCTCTGTGAATGGAAGAAGTCATTTTTAATATTGTTTCCATACCATTTCTGTTTATTAGATAACAGGCCGTATTATAATGTCTTTGTTTACCATTATTCCTTATATATTCAGTATTAGGATGATTTTTACTTTTTTCATGTATCTCTTTAGGTGTAAATGAAGATAGTTGTAAAATTTCCCAATTTTTTGGCGCTTCATTAATCATGTCAGATATTGGTTTAATCAATGTACATGTATCAAATAAAATATCATCTTCACAAATCATGGCAATTTCGTCTCCATTCTTGTAGGCTTTTTTAATTGCGATAAGATGGGACATTGTACAACCGATTTCTGATTTTGACATTTCATCATATTTATTTACAAACTCGATCAGTGCATGATCATGTTTAATTACATCATTTCGTTTATTTTCGATGGCGTAACCATTGAATCCAGTAATGCGAGTAAAATGTACATTTGGCATTTTTTCAATTTGACGTTCCATAAAATTTCTTCTATCGGTATCTTTATCCATATTAATGTAATAAACAGGACAAGGTATGTCACATGTAAATCCTACTTTTTCATTGTGAGTTTTAAGGTTGTTTATCAAGTCTTTTAATTTTTCTTTATTTTTTAATGATAGTAATTTAGACTTGTGTTTATTTATTATTTCTGTAGATAATTCAAGCGTAGACAAATCTTTTTTTAAATCAGCAATTGGGTTTGGTATCATGATTCCTGGATAAATACCGTATCGATTGCGTTGGGATGTAGGTGAAAACAACATTTTTTCCATTCCTTTTCTGTTAATGATATACGCGATATTTTCATTAACATTTTCATTAACATTTTCATTAACATCTTCATCTAGTTGTTGGTATAAATAATTTCCAATTTTTTTTGGTGACATTTTACCCTTAGAAGATGTGTACAAATCTAATATATCCCAATCATTTGGCGTTTGTGTGATAATGTCTTCAATAGAATGGTCGATTATATTAGCATACATTTGATCGTTCATAATAACAGCGATTTCATCTCCATTTTTATATGCAGCATAAATGGCAGCTTTTTGATCATGGTTATGGATTCGTTGAAATCGTTGAAAATTTGTATGTGTGATTTCATGACTTTCATCACTAGATATACAATAAGCAGGTATAGATATCAAATCTTTTCTAGTTTGGATTTGATCTATAAAAGTTATTACATCATCAGAAAGACGTGCTCTACGTTGTTCTTTTGTTTCGTAACACAAAAAGTAAAGTAAAAGTAATGTTAAAATTAAAATTATAAAAAACACATACACTTTATTTTTCATTTATAATAAAGAAAATATTTTACTAACCATAAAAAAACATGTACAAATGTTACAATTATTATTAAAGATAAAAAGAAAAATACCGAATTATCATTCATAATAAATCTTTTTATTATAAATAAAAATGTCTTTAAAATTAGCTGATCCAGAAATCGTTTCATTATTATATCAAATGATGTACGATGTTCATCAAATACTAACTATAAACAACATACCCTATTGGTTAGATGGAGGTACATTTTTGGGAGCAATTCGTCACAAAGGAATTATTCCATGGGATGACGATCTAGATATCGGGATGATGTATACAGACAAACCTCGGTTATTAGAATTACGAGGTGTGTTGGCAAAATGTGGTTATACATTGATAAAATTTTGGTTTGGTTTCAAGATTTTTTACACACATATAAAACCGACTGAGTTTACTTATTCTTTTCCAAACCTAGATATCTTTCTATATGATAAAAAGGATAATTCTATACACTTACATTACAAACGTGCAAGAGAAATATGGCCTAAAGAGAGATGGGAGCCAAGTGAATTATTTCCATTACAATTATACAAGTTTGGTGATATTTCTGTATATGGTCCGCAAACATATCAAGGATATTTTGATGAAATGTATGGAAAAGATTGGAATGAAATTGCTTATCGACAATATGATCATGAAAAAGAAGAGGAAGTACAACGTGTAAAAGTTAATCTTACTAGATCTATGCGAAAACCGGCTCAACCTACACAAGTAATAGAACGATCTTGTGTAAAATGTATCGTTAACGAAGTCTCTGATAAATCTATTATTAGATGGAAAGAGCCGGAAACATATGAGTGCACAACTGATAATTGTACGGATAATTTTGATATGAAAATAGCTACATTTTTAATTAATTGCGAGTTTAGCAAAGATCGTTTAGAAAAATTTAATCGTTATGCCGATAAAGCAGGAGTACATGCTTGCCGCGTTCCTTGCGTAATGGGGAGACGTTTTACCTATTCCGAAATATGCAAGATGAAAAGTGAAGGAATGATTGCAAATAAAGATTTAGATATGAATCAAGTTCATATAGCTATAAACATGTCTCATTATAATTGTTGGCAAAAACTGGTTAATTCATGTTTAGATTACGCGTTGATTATGGAAGACGATACAGAAGTTCGATCACATTTCATCGATAGCGTAAACCTAATTATGAAAGCCGTAACGGAAAAATTAAGAGACGAACATTTTTCAATTCTTCATTTATGGAATGGAAATTGGGCTAAAACAATCTCAAGACATAAACCTTTTTTGAAAATAAATGATAAATTCAATGTTGTACAGGAAACTAAAGGGTATAACGCAGGAGCAGTTTCTTATATTATTTCAAAGAAATATGCAAAATATTTAATGAATCATTTTTTTCCAATTAAAAAACCTCAAGATGAATTAATGGGGGATTTTCCAAAAGTTGGCAAACATTTAACATTGAAAATGAAATTTAGCAAGAGTAAAGATTGTTATATATCTCCTCTTATTACAATGCCATGTGGAGGAGAAGGTGGAACAGGAAAAACCACACAGACAAATGATCCATCTGTTGGTACATACGATTGCGCTGTATGTAAGTAAATTTAATGAAAATATCATTAAATTAATCTTTTTTAGATTTTCTAAAATTAATTAATTCCATACTCATATCAACTACAATTTCGCTTGAATAGTTTTGTTGACGTTTATCAGCCCAAAAACTATGTAATAAATATTCTGTATCGATTTTTTTACCGAGATTTATAAAATGAGTTGTAGAACTAGGATGAACTTTATCTGTAAAATAATTGTAAAAAGGATATTTATCTTTTTGTAACACAGAATCTGATTTAAAAAAACGACTTTCTACAAGTTTTCGATAACCATGAAAAATATCTCCATAATCTCGTGTACCGTGTGTTTTAGCATATTTTTGCTGTTGGACTGTATCCCATACTGGTATAATTACAATTAAAGAGAATTCGTTTTCTTCTAGATCGGCTAATAATTTATCAGCCATCTTGTCGCATATGATTTCATCAAAAGGTGGGTTTGCAAAGTAAACTGTATCTTGCTTGTATTCTTTAAACTCAAAAAATGAGCCCGAACTATTAAATACAAATTTTTCATCTGGAAAAGGGCTGCAATAGTTTGGACTGCATGTGTTTAATGGAGTTCCAAAAAGTTCATGTGATATCATTGGTGGATTTAATTTTTTTACGGCGTCCATCACAGCTGGAGGAGTAGATAAACTATTGTTTAATCCACCCATAAAATGGTATCGATTTAAAATTTTATCAACATTTTGTTCAAAATCAGTGAAATCAGTTAAACTAAAATACAAACTACGCAATCTCAATAATTGGGCTTCTGTACATGTAGGTACATCTATAGGGGTTTTCAGTACAGGTACATCTTTATCGGTTTTGGCTTTTTCTAAAATTATTTTATAATTTTCTGTAGGGAATTTTGGTAACTTGTATTTTGTTTTATAGTCGTCGATTGGTACCATTATTTTTTTTAAAATTCTATTTTTAATCCAAAAATCAATATCATTCATATCAATAAACGTGTCATTAGTTGGTAAAAAATATCTAAAATCAAACGTATGTTGAGCAATAGAATTAAACATCCATCTAACAAATGTATCTTCTATATTTGCTTTGTCTTTTTTTCGATCCAAAACACCTAATTTCTTTTCTTTTGTACATATGTAACCTTCAGCGGTTTGTAAATAATCTAAGCATAATTTTACAACTTCATTTTTAAAACGATATAAAAAAGGTAATCTATCAATGTTAAAGTTAATCTTTTTTGGTAATAACATTTGTTTTACTGTATCTATAATTTTATCGGATGATAAAGTTGAAATATCAACCCCTAATTTTAATAAACATTTTTTTATTACAGATAATTTTACTTTCATTTATTAAATATTTGATAAAAATATTTAATATTTAATAAATGAAGATAAATATCAACGCTAAAAAAATATTATTTTTAGGATACGGAGCGGTCGGAAAAGGTGTATGGAATTATTTTACAGAATATTTTGATTTTAATAGAAAAAGAGTTGCCTTGGTTGATAAAAATCGTTTGGCTTTCACGGGACCTAACATGGATAAAGTTAAAAAAATTGTATTGACAGTTGACTCTACTAATTTTGAAAATTTAATCAAAAAAGTGGGGTTAAAAAAGGGTGATGTTATCATTGATTTAACAACTGGTACACCTACTTATTTTTTCATAACAATATGTTTTGAAAGAGGATTTCACTATATCAACACAAGTATTGAAGATGAAAATGATGACATGCTTGGAACATCTATTGAATATCAACAACGGATGGTTGCAGAAATCGCAAAAGGGTTTCCTCGTGCGACATCTGCGATTGTTACGGAATGCGGGCAAAACCCTGGTCTTGTTCAACATTATGTGAAATTTGCATTGAACGAAATGAAAAAACAAAAAACAAATGACAACAAATCGGATTACAGCAAAAAAACGTTAACGGAAGTAATCGACGAATTTAAAGTTGGTACCATTTTGATGAGTGAAATAGATATGTTGGAAAAACGCGACACATTTAAGGAAAAAGTATCTAAAAATCCTATTATATACAATACATGGAGTGTTAACGGATATTTATTTGAAGCGGTAGATTCAGTTGAATTGGTTAGCGGAACGGGTAACCGATATATCAAACCTGTAATTAATGATTCACAAATAAATAAAGTTATATCCGAAATAAATAAATATAAAGATGTTGTTTTTCTAAAGTCATCTGGCTTACACACAACTTTAAATTCAATTTGTCCGATTTTAGAAAATAATAAAGATATTGTATTCGCTAATTATAGTGGAAAAATGATTCATCATGGAGAAGTATTTGAAATGGGTCGTTTTTTTGGTGACAAAGCTCCTTTCATGTCATATGTTTATCGTAACAGTCCATACGTAGAAGAAAGTATAAAGGACTTTTACAAAAAATTTCCAAATGCAACCGAAGATGATCTTTGGTTATACGTAAATCAAAATGACACATTTCATATTTTTAATGGTCAAGAATTGATAGGCTACGATAGCGTTGGTTGTACGATTTTTTGCGGAGAAAAAAGTGTAGAACGAATCTTTTGGTGTGGGTCGATTTTAAGCTCAACTGATCTTTTTGTAAAACCTGAATATACACCAACGATTATTCAAGTAGTTGCTGGTGTCTTGTCAGGATTATCGTATGTATTGGAAAACGAAGGAAAAGTGAAGGGATGGGTAGAACCATCTGAAATGGATACACCGTATATTTTAGAAAAGAGCAAGCCATTATTGGGTAAATTTGAATTTTTAGAAATCCCTGTGACCGAGTTTAAAGGACCTTTTTCTATACAAACATCATTTTAGGAAGAGCTTTCGCTAGTCTAAACATTTTTGGTTGATTTATTTTTGTTTTTACTTTTACTAATTGATTTTTGTTTTTTACTTTTACTAATTGATTTTTGTTTTTTACTTTTACTAATTGATTTTTGTTTTTTACTTTTACTTTTACTTATTGATTTTTTAGATTGAATTCCTTTTAATTTAAAATTCGTACAATGTTCAAGAGCTTTTTCAACACTGCCAATCATCGTTACACCTAACCCACTCCCATCCATCACTGGTTCTAATCCATATCTTTTATAATAGTCAACCAATTTCAAATTATCATTGATTTTACAATATAATTCTCGTTTCTCTTCTAAAGTAAGTTCTCTACCATAATATCTAATATGATTACTAAGATCTTCTGGATAGTTTACTAAAAATTTATCTAGGAAAGAATCATCTAATTTTGATACAAATTCTTTGCATTCATCTGTATATTTTCCTCCAATTGCTATTAGGGAAAAAACATAGTTTTTGTTGATTTTACCTTTTTCACATAATTCACGTAACGCATAACACAACATCTTTTTCCCCAACCCTTTTGTTACTCTTTTATCTTCTGATGTAATACTGGGATCAATTTGATTTGTATAAACATAAAATGCACCAAGTTCTACTATATTTTTTTCCTTATTGTATGAAAGTGATAACGATGCAATATTTTTATTTTTATTTTTTATCTTAAATTCTGTATTTGGATAATTTTGTGGAAAAGGAACTGTTAATTTTAGTGTTTCATCCCCATCTTCGACATCCATGTAAACTTTATATGTAAACTGTAATTCTTCATCCATTTTATTTTTATAAAGATTTTATTTTTGTTGTCTAAACATTTTTACAAATTAATTTGTAAAAATTAAAAAAGAACGTGGATGACCAACAACTACTTTTTAATTCCAAATAAACCTAATATAACTATAGCTATACTTAATACAACAATATTTATAAAAGACATAACAATAAGCCATCGACGTTTCCAATCGTTTGATTTTATTAAATCACCATGCGTTTCGAAAGATGTACCTAAATAACATAAAGTAATTGTAGACGACATAATTGACAGTACGGAATAATAAGTAGGTAAGGGTGAAAATAATGACAATACAATGGTAAAATATGCAAAAAAGATAAGCCATTTACGTTTCCAATCATCTATTTTTAAATCTTTATCATTAAATGATGTTCCTAAATATTTTAAGGCTATAATTTGTGTCATTAAAAATAATATTAATGAAATTGACGTCAAAACAATAGTATACATTTATAATTATAAAATTAAAAATAATTTACACATCATTTTAATTTTATAATTATAAAAAAAATAATCGCCACACACACAAATATTTTTAAAATATATTTTAAAATTTTAAAAAAAGTAAAGTTTAATAAAGAATAAAAAAATTTAACTTTAAAAACACATTGTCACCTAGGGTGTAGATATCCAAAAATCGACCTGTAAAAAGTGTATTTTGACGCCAAATGTTAACCTTTTGTCACCTTTTGACATTTTCTGTCACCCATCTAAAAACAAACTGGAAAAGTTTATATTTATTACCTATCGTAATTTAAAAAGAAAAATATATAATAAAAATGCCTGTATGTGAATATTGTAATAAAAATTTTTATGATAAATCCACACTGAATAAGCATCAAAAAGATTCAAAATCATGTATGAAAATAAGATTACAAAAAGATCCTAATTTAGTAATAGAAAAAATAGAATTTAAATGTAAATATTGTGAAAAAAAATTAAGTTGTAAAAGACGTTTAGAAACACATATAAATATATGTAAGAAAAAAGATGAAAAGAAGATTAATACAAGTGAAATAACGGAAATGAAAGCTGAAATAAAATTACTTAAAAAAGAACTAGAAAAAGTAAAGGATAACCCTAAGCAAATTATAAATAATACTGTAAATAATACTATAAATAATTACGGAAGTATTTTAACATTTATGACGCCTGAAGTTGTATTAGATACATTTAAAAAATTATATGATATTTCTATATTTTTACAGTCGGATAAAGGATTGGCAAATTTTACTACTAAGCATTTCTTGACCGGTAAAAACAAACCTTATTATATTTGCGTTGATAAAGCTCGTAAAAAATTTATTTTTACAGATGAAAATAAGAAAAAAATAGAAGACGTAGATGCTGGCATTTTAATTGGATTGATTTCAAATGGAATGAGTGTTGTTACTAAATTTTATGAACAACATCGAAAAACATTACAAAAAAAATTATTAGATTCGTCGGTAACTAACAATCAATCATTAATAGAAGATATATATGATCAAATTATAAAATTAGAAAAAATTTATAAAAGCATCAAAGATACAATAAACAAACAAAAACCAGAACGTTATTGTTCACAATTAGCAAGAAGGTTGCCATCTTGTATAGAAGATCGGGAAGTATTAGATCGATTAACTAATGAAAGTAATGAAAGCGATGACAGCGATGATGAAAAAATTGAAAGTATTGTGAATGAATTGGAGCCGAATTATGAATATGATGAAAATATAGAAATAGATAAACAAGAATTTGAAAAAGTTATTGTTGATGAAAAGGCTATTTCAGCTGAAGAATATTTAGAAAAATATTACAATGAAAGTGATTCTGAAAGTGATTCTGAAAGTGATTCTGAAAGTGATTCTGAAAGATGTGGAAACGAAAGAGAAATTATTGAAAGCGATAATATTGAAAGTTATAATCCTAAAATGATAGGTGGTATTACATTAGGCGGATTGAAGATGTACAAAGATTTTTATAAAAAAAGCAATATTGTTAAATTTCATCCTAAATTTGTAAAAACATCTGAATCTTTACAAGAATATCAAATCTATCTCGATAATTAATTTACACATCATTTTAATTTTAATTTTAAAAAAATGAAATCAATCGTCTTTGGTTATTTTGCACGCTTTTCTAAAAAGCGTATCGTTGTCTTCTCAATTGTTGCATCAAAAAAGTTTTAAGATTTTCTTCTTTAATATTGTATGGAATTTCGATTAATGTTATACCCATTTGGCGACATTTCATAGCCTTGTCCTGATCTCTTTGTACCTGGTCTTCAAAATGTTTTGGTGTAAGATGAAATCGTGGAGAAAATTTGTAATGCTGAACTCCTTGTACTTCTACGGCAAGATTTAATTCTTTATTAAATAAATCGATTTCAAGATTTCTTCCTGTGTGTTTGTTCTTTAAAAATTCCGGACGAATTTTGTAAAAAGGTTTACGAAACATTTGTTCTAAATGATATTTTGCGGCCAATTCAAGCTTACTGTCACGAGGAGTATGTTCTCTATAGTTATAATAAGGATCACGCGGAGGACTTCCAAATGTAACTGTATCTCGTTGTATAAAATTACGTATAAATGATGATTCTGTAAATGATCCTGTTTTGTTTGTATACCAATTATATATAAATAATAAAAGAATGAATGCGATAGATAAAACAGCTAACATTTCAAATCCATAATTTGACCAATATTCTTTACACTTAGAAAGTAATTGTGACATCTTTATTGTAAAATTGAAATTAAAAAATCTAAAATAAAAATTATAAAAAAGTTAAGAATGAACAAGGTTCCATCTGATTTAATTTATCAAATTGCTAGTTATTTACTTCCACGTGATGTAATGAGATTTCGTTATGTTTCTCGCCAATATTGTGATATGATTACAGTATATCTTTTACGGACATTTCGACAAAAAAATTTATATGAATTAATTTGTCCATTGTGTTCAAATGATTGGGTATCAACTTTTAAAATTTACCCAAATGATTTTTTAGATATTGACGAAGAGTATGATTATTTTGAAATAATTGAAAGAAATGAGCATATTTCTAAAGTATTTGGACGTAAAAAAGTAAAAAGAGATCATTTATTGTGTAATGAATGCGAAGATATTTTACATGAAGATGCATCAATTAGACACTTTAAAATAAATAAAAACATACAAGTTTATATTGATTTATTTAGTAACAGTAAATGGGTATATTTAGTTCGAGAAACAAGTAACGGAATTATATGGAACCAATATAATTGTATGGTTCATCATGGGATAGTATAAGTTTTGGGATACGGCGGTTTTTTTAAAGACACTTTTATTTATAATTTAAATTATAAATATGCCTTTTTATTGCGGAAATAACGGAAACAGTCCTCTACTTGTTGCAAACGGAGGAAACCGTACATTAGGAACTAGACATGATTGCCTTCGACAAGGTATAGGTGTAGGTTTAAACATGCCTTTGGATCCTTCTTATCTAAATCCTTATAATCCTATTAATAATACAAGATATTATTGCGGTAATGCGGCGGCGTTGCCAGCAGGTTATGACGCAAATGGTACATTAAATATGTGTCATGGTATTGGTATAGGGGTGGGAAGAAGAAAAAGAGCTTTAGCGGCGCCTTTAGCAGGTGGAGCTGTACCTTTAGCAGGCGGAGCTGTACCTTTAGCAGGCGGAGCTGTACCTTTAGCAGGCGGAGCTGTACCTTTAGCAGGCGGAGCGGCACCTTTAGCCGGTGGAGCGGTACCTTTAGCCGGTGGAGCGGCGCCTTTAGCCGGTGGAGCGGTACCTTTAGCCGGTGGAGCGGTACCTTTAGCCGGTGGAGCAGTGCCTTTAGCCGGTGGAGCGGCGCCTTTAGCAGGCGGAGCAGCGCCTTTAGCATTGTATTTAATTTGTTTTGTTTTAATGATATCAATTTTTGTCATAACAATGTTGTATAAAAAACCATCTTTTATAAAAAAAAAAGATACAGAAGAAATAGACTGGTACGTTTTTTCTCCTTATATAGCATTATTTTCTATTGTGGTTGGAATTATATTATATATGATTTATAAAAGTGTATCATAGTTGCACAGACCTAGCATCGATGTAACACTGTAATTTATAATTTTCGTTATTTCCGCAATAGGTTAAACTTTCACGATACGCTTTGTTTAAATCTCTGTATTTTTCATATAAATCAAAGAAAAAACGTGGTTGTAAATGAGAAGGAGGTAAAGCAAGTTTTACGGCACGGGGATTTTTTCCAGCTTGTTCTAATATTTCAATAAGATATCTATTAATTGTATCCTGTAACCCAGCCGAATGATTTGCACAAAGAGGGCCGATAAGTCTGTAAATATTGTTCATAACACAAGTACGAACTTCGTTAACATTTTCGTATCCATACAATTCAGTACAAACATTCATTGGATTGATGTGATAGGGTGTTCCGGTTTGATCACCAACAACAGTGGGTCCTGGTGAATTAGCTTGATGTTTTATAGTGGATGGAACATGTCTTTGCAATACTGATTTATAACTCATTTAATTTATATAAAAATAAATTAAATTACTCCAAACTAAAATCGCTTGAAGAACTAGAATCGTTTGAACTAACATAAGAACGATCGATTTGATCTAATTCTTGGTCAAGATGATCCATTTCTCTGTTCATTTCGTATTTGTTAGCAATTGTTGAGATACACAATACAAATAAGCCAATGATGCTTGAAAAAAGTAAAGCATATACAATTGATAAACGCAAGGAGAAGATCATTGTTTGTGTCGTTACGATCGTAGTCGAATCAATTGTCGTATCTACTGTAGAGTTATCTGATTCAACCATGACAAAATCTGGCTGGTAGCAATAATAATACATCATTAGTACAAAAAATGATAACAATGTTGATACGATAGCATAAAGAGACGAATTCATAGTTGTTTATAATAAAAATTAAAATAAAATTTAAAATAGTATTTTAAACATTTGTATTTCATTAAAAATGACTACTACTTTTTTTTGTAAAACAACAGAAGGATATATTATTAAGGTTCTATCTGAATTATTGCAAAATAATATTAAAAATGGATGTTTCATCGTAAGTGAAAGTGGATTAACATTTAGAATGACCGATAGCAATCGTCGGATTTTGATCGATGTAAAATTATCAGCTGATAAATTTACGTCATTTAAATACAATCCATCAAAAGACAAACAATTATCAATTGGATTGAATCTGTCTCATTTCTATAAAATGCTTAAAAATATTAAAAAGAAAGACAGTTTGGTTCTTTTTATTGAAGAAGAGAAAGAAGATGAATTAGGCATTCGTGTTATCCCAAAAGAGAAAAATCGCGTTACGACGAGTTTTGTAAAAATTCAAAATTTACAGAGTTTAGATATCGATATTCCAGATTCATACGATAAACCTATCAATATTCCTAGTAATGAATATATTAAAATGATTAAAGATCTCAATAACATGGGGGGAAGTATGATTACGATTTCATCTTGTGTTGGATTTTTAAAATTTAATTGCGATACAAGTGGAATTTACAGTCGTGAAATTGTATTTGGCGAAAGCGATGAAAAAATGGTACTGACTTGTGTTCAAGAATTTGATACAGAACAATTATATCGAGTATCAAAAATTGCGGGAATCTGTTCGTTGATTCAGATCTATCAAAAAGATGGACTTCCTTTACTTTTTTCAAGTTCTGTTGGAAATTTAGGAAGCATTTCTATTTTTGTAAAGGATAAAAAACAGATACAAGAAGATGATTTAGGTAAAAATGAAGACAGTGAAGAATAAAGAAAGAGAAAGAGAAAGAATAAAGAATAAATTAAAAATAAAATAAAAATTTTATTTTTAATAATTTTTAATAATTATAAATGATGGAAGAAAATATTTATATGTTAGAAGATTTTGATTTTAATAAAGATGGAACATTATTACCTTCTTTGCTAGAACCAGATACTGTATTTATTGTTATTATTAAAGCAGAATGGTGCGGACATTGTAAAACAACTACGCCAAAATTTATTGAAGCATCTAACAAAATGAAAAATAATGAAAAAGTAAAGTTTTGTATTGCTGATATTACAGGTGAACGAGAATCACAAAAAGCAATTAAAGAAAGAACTCGATATTTGAGAGAATTTAGAGGATTCCCCGATATCAGATGCTTTAAAAATGGAAAAGAACATCGAAAATACAAAGGAAACCGCAGTGCTGAATCGTTTATGGACTTAACAAATTAGATTAAACCCTTTAATTAATTATTTAAATAGGGACACTTTATTATAAATAATAAAATGTCAGATCCTAAACTAGTATTAGTGATGATTGTAAAAAATGAATCAAAAATTATTGAACGTTGTTTTGATTCGGTTAAATCTATTGTAGATTCAATTGTTATAAGTGATACAGGTTCATCCGATAATACAGTTGAATTAATGGAACAATATTTAGAAAAAAATAATATAACTGGTAAAATTTACAAGGATGAATGGAAAAATTTTGGACATAACCGAAGCAAAAGTATTAAAAACGCACAAGAATGGCTGAGGGAAACAAATGCAGATTTATCAAATACATATCTTCTTACAATTGATGCTGATATGATTTTTCGAGTTTTACCAACCTTTAAAAAATCAATGTTGTTGCAAAAAGATTCATGGTGTATTCAACAAAAAAACCCTGGAATGACCTACTACAATAAACGGTTATTTCGTTCTTCGTTAGCATACAGATGTATTGGTGTTACCCACGAATACTGGGGTTGTGACGATAAAGATAATGATGGTAAATTAGATGATCTTTATATTGATGATATTGGAGATGGGGGAGCAAAAGCTGACAAATTTGAACGTGATATTCGTCTTTTGACACAAGGGTTGATTGATGAGCCAAAAAACGAACGATACTTTTTTTATCTTGCTCAAAGTTATTCAGATAACGGTAAAAAGTTGGAAGCGATTGAATGGTATAAAAAACGAATTGAAGCAGGTGGATGGCACGAAGAAGTATTTATGGCTTATTTACGTATAGGTGATATTTACAATTTTTTAAATCAATATGAAAATTCTATTCATTATTGGAGCTTGGCATATAATCATTTGCCATCACGTTCAGAAACACTTTATCGAATCATTCATCGATTTCGTCTTTTAGGTAAAAATCACCTTGGTATGCTTTATTTAAAAACGGCATTACCAATTGAATACCCAAAAGATCAAGTACTTTTCATTGAACATCCAATTTATCAATATCGTTTACTTGAAGAATTAAGTATTTGCGGATTTTATACAAAAGAGAGACCTCAAGCGTTGGTTGCATGTGAATATCTTCTTTTGTATAAAAACTCTCCACCAGATTTAAAAGCACAATGTTATTCAAATTTGTTTTTCTTTTTGACAAAAATACAAAATACAGGTCATCAAAAGTTGGAAATAAAAGTAGATGAACCTTATTTATCATCTAGTTCATCCTTTTTAAAAACAAAAAAAGGGTATGTAGGTAACGTTCGAGCTGTAAATTATAGTATCAATCGACAGTTTCAATATTCTGTTCGAGATACTCAAAATAAAGTTCGAACTAAAAATTATTGGGTAACATTAGACGAGTCAAGAAACGTTCAAAAACAATATGAATTGCTAATTGACAACAAATGCGTTGAGAAACGTGATAGTCATATCAAAGGATTAGAAGATTTACGTATTTGTAAAGTTGGAGATGATTTTTATGGATTAGCTGTTACTTTTGAATATGGTAAAAATAATCATCCATCTGTTGTATTATGTATAATTGATAAAAATGATGATAACGGACATTATCATATTTCAAATGTATTTCCTACCACATTCAAAGAAGACGAAATTCAAAAAAATTGGGCACCTTTTTGCAATGATAATAAATTATATGCCATTTATTGTCATCAACCATTAACCATCGTGGAGATTGATAAAAAAACTGGAAGTACTACTGTAGCTCTTTCAAAAGAGTCAACACCTTTATATAATTTAGGGTCGATTAGAGGTTCTGCTTCTCCTATTAAATTACGAGATGGATCGTGGTTGGTATTAATACACGAAGTATTGAACCGAGATACTCGTAAATATTTTCATCGTTTTATGTTGTATGATTCAAATTGGAATCTTCGAGAAGTTAGTACATCTTTTTATTTTTCAGAATTATTTGTAGAGTTTTGTTTATCAATTACAGAAACAGATGGAATCATTACAATTTTTTATTCAAAAGAAGATAATACGACGGAAGCAATCACTGTACCATTTTCGTCTATAAGTTGGCTACCTAATGATATTCGAAAATGGATTTCAGATAATTTTTAATACCCCAAAAACTCATAAGACTTTTTGAATTATTTTAATAATTTAAATTAATTAAAATAAAATGGCAGCAGTTCGTGATATATGTAATGGTTTAATGACACAAATTATTTCGAAATGTGACAATGTATTTGGACATCGTGAAACCCATAAATTAAGTGAAATGAAATGCGGAAACATTCGAATTCATAATAATGATAGCCCAGCTGAAGTTAATAAAAAATTAGAATTATTAAAAATTCGTTCAGCAGAATTTCACAATTGTAGCGATATACGTAATGCGTATACAAATCATAAACCTCCATGTGATAAGTCTATTTACGATTTATCTGACAGAACCCATGGCATTTATAATGCAACATTAAAGACAGAGGGTAATTATTGCGATACTTGCGTAGAAAGATTTATTGATACCGTAAATCGAAATGTAAAATTATATGAAGCAAATCCATCTCGAAGAGATTTGACTTTTAGACCATATGTTATTTATTTGTATGAAAAAATGAAAAGAGATGAAGCCAAAAGAGACAGCCAAAATCAATTAGAAAAATGGAAGAAAGAGCAAACTAAAAAATTTCAAGAAATCGCTGAAAAAGCTAGTTTAGAATTAGAGATGGAAGAACAACTTGAAAGAGATCGTAAACGAGAAGAAAAGAAGCAAAAGAAATCAATGAAAAAGGAAGTGACAATTGATATGAAAAGAGAAAGGGAAAGAGAACGGGAAAGAGAACTGGAAAGAGAACGGGAAAGAGAACGTGAAAGAGAAATAAAAGAAATGGAGAGGGAAATGGAAAGGGAAATTGAAATAGAAAAAAGAATGGAGAAAAAATCTCAAACAAAACGTAATATAAAAATAAATAAACTTGTTCAAAAAATTAAAAAATTAGATGATGAAATTACTTTGGAATTTTTAATTGAAACATTTCCTGATGATGAAGAATTTATAAATGATAACTATGATGATATTATTGAAAGATTAATGAAAGATTAATAAACACTTTGTTTAATTATTATATAAAAAATATGTAATAATAAAATGTATAAACTGGCTCAGTTTGATACAATTAATACAATTATAAATTTTGATAGACTTATAGGAATAGAAGGTAATGATGGCAATGGCGGAAATGGAGTAACAGGGCCAACAGGTCCGTCTATGGGTCCAGTAGGACCTGCTGGCGCAACTGGTTCAACGGGTCCTACTGGAATACAAGGAAGACCAGGTATAGGGTTTGCTGGAGCAACTGGTCCAACTGGTGTAGCTGGAACCGCCGTAAATACCGGATCTACTGGGCCAACTGGTAGTTCATCTACCGTAACTGGTTATACAGGACCTACTGGAAATGATTCTACTGTAACAGGTCCAACAGGACAAACGGGACCAGGTTCAATCGTTACGGGTCCAACAGGAAGCGCGTCAACTGTTACCGGTTATACAGGACCTACAGGAAGTGATTCTACTGTAACAGGTCCAACTGGTCAAACAGGAAGCGCTTCTGTCGTAACAGGTCCTACGGGTCAAACAGGAAGTGCGTCAATAGTAACAGGACCAACTGGACAAACAGGAAGCGCGTCGGTAGTAACAGGTCCAACAGGAAGTGCGTCTGTCGTAACAGGTCCTACGGGTCAAACAGGAAGCGCGTCAATAGTAACAGGTCCAACTGGTCAAACAGGAAGCGCGTCAACTGTTACAGGTCCAACTGGACCTACAGGAAGTGCGTCTGTCGTAACAGGTCCAACTGGACAAACAGGAAGCGCGTCGGTAGTAACAGGTCCTACGGGTCAAACAGGAAGCGCGTCGGTAGTAACAGGTCCTACGGGTCAAACAGGAAGCGCTTCTGTCGTAACAGGTCCTACGGGTCAAACAGGAAGCGCGTCGGTAGTAACAGGTCCTACGGGTCAAACAGGAAGCGCTTCTGTCGTAACAGGTCCTACGGGTCAAACAGGAAGCGCTTCTGTCGTAACAGGTCCTACGGGTCAAACAGGAAGTGCGTCAATAGTAACAGGACCAACTGGGCAAACAGGAAGCCCATCTGTCGTAACAGGTCCAACTGGACAAACAGGAAGCCCTTCGGTAGTCACAGGTCCTACGGGACCTACAGGAAGCCCATCTGTCGTAACAGGTCCAACTGGTCAAACAGGAAGTGCATCAATAGTAACTGGTCCTACAGGACAAACTGGAAGCGCTTCTGTCGTAACAGGTCCTACAGGAAGCCCTTCTGTCGTAACAGGTCCAACGGGGTATACAGGTCCATTAGGAACAGGATCAACGGGTCCAACTGGTAATCCGTCAGTAGTAACAGGTCCTACGGGTCAAACAGGTCCATTAGGAACAGGATCGACAGGTCCAACTGGAAATCCATCAGTTGTTACGGGTCCTACCGGTCCATTAGGAACAGGATCAACAGGTCCAACTGGTAATCCGTCAGTAGTAACAGGTCCTACGGGTCAAACTGGTCCATTAGGAACAGGGTCAACGGGTCCAACTGGAAATCCATCGGATGTTACGGGTCCTACTGGTCCATTAGGAACAGGATCAACAGGTCCAACTGGAAATCCGTCGGTAGTAACAGGTCCTACGGGATATACAGGCCCACTAGGAACAGGATCAACAGGTCCAACTGGAAATCCGTCAGTAGTAACAGGTCCAACTGGTCCACTAGGAACAGGATCAACAGGTCCAACTGGAAATCCGTCGGTAGTAACAGGTCCGACGGGATATACAGGTCCACTAGGAACAGGATCAACAGGACCAACTGGCACGCCTTCTAATGTAACAGGTCCGACGGGATATACAGGTCCATTAGGTACAGGATCAACAGGACCAACTGGAAACGCTTCGATCGTTACCGGTCCAACAGGTCAAGGATCAACGGGTCCAACTGGACCATTAGGTACAGGGCCAGCTGGTCCTACAGGAAGCCCAGGAGTTGTTGTTCAATTTAAAACAGCATCTCCTACAGGAAACAATACAACACTTACTACAGGTGTAACACAAAATTGTACAGCAAACGGATATTCGTTATCAATTACTCCTCAAAGCACTTCAAGTTATATTAAAGTTCAATTTAAAACAAAATATATTACATCGGATAATACAAATACATTTATTACATTTTATATTAATTATTCGATAAGCGGGGGAGGATCTGGTATCATTGGATCGGGTGATCAAACATTGGGATCAGTTAATGCAACTGCTGGGTTAACAGATGTTTATACATTTATCGCAATGCATCAACCCGCAACGACTTCTGCTGTTACCTATTATTTATCTTATCAAATTACGGGATCACCATTAACTCCTTTAGGTGTGATTGGAAATACAAGTAGCAATAGCATTATTTTAGAAGAATACGTAGGGTCTGGGTCAGCTGCATTATCTCTACCTGTTTTAGGAAATGTTGCTAGAGTTGATCAGGTTTATGGGAATGACTCTCTTGGTTCAATAGGCGGCTATCCTTACCAAACAATAAATGGTGCCGTAAACGCCGTAACGAGTGCTGTAAATAGCGGTGTCGGTCCAACTGGTTCATCAATATGGGTAATGCCAGGAACCTATAATCTTTCCACTGGGATCGTATTGGCGACAGGATCAGCTCTTAGAGGTATGAATACACAAACAGTGTCAATTAACATGTTAAATGTAACCGGACCGACAACATTAGTAACAATGGGTCCATCCACACGTTTAGAAGACGTAACGCTGAATGTGTCTACAAGTACAGGAGGTGTTCCTATAACAGGTATACGTTTTCCAGGAAACACATCAACAACTGCTAAACTTCGAACAGCTGTTGTTAACGCAACGTCAACTGCTCCCTATAGTGGAAATGGTGGAAACGTATATGGAATTTTATCTGATGGCACTACAACAAATCCTAATATATTATCATCAAGTATAGCAATTAGGGCAGCTACAATCAATGTATCATCAAGTGCGACAGGTACAATTAGAGGAATAGCTGTAACAGGACCATGTCAGTTTTCTATAAGAGATACGATTGTATATGCGACTGGTCCAACGGGTCCAACCGGAACTAGTACAATAGGAGTAGAAGCGGCTAATACTGGATCATTTGTATTGTTGAAAACTTCATCTATTTTTGGCAGTTCAAGTGATATTAGCCAAGCCGCTAGTCTTACCACCGGATATACAGGAACGACTATACAATTATCAGCGACAGATTTGTTAAGTGCAAATGCTGGTTCAAATGGGTTTACTGTAAATACTGAACCAAATCAAATATATTTTTCAATTATAGGAGGAAACGGAAGTTCTGGTAATATTTCTGCTGGAACGTACTTTTTGAGCACTGGGTCTCAGAATGCAAGTCAACTAATCGGCGGTGCGCCAACTTTTGGAATATCAATCCCTTTTTCCCAAAAATGTATTGTATTTCAAATGAACTGTTATACAAGTGGTGTAACGGTAGCATTTGCAGCGGGACATTCGATAACGATAGATTTGTATAAAACAAAATTACCAAATAATTTGGCTACAACGTCAAATAGCACGAAAATAGCGTCATCAGGACCAATTACAAGTATACCAAGTGGACCGATTCGTTTATTAAATTTTAGTTCAACATTTGATCCGGTATCATCTTCTCCTGATTATTTACAAGTACAAGCTGTTGTTACTGGAGGAAGTGTATCCTTTAATAATAGCAGTTTAACTGTTACATTATCTACATATTAATTCAGAGACATTATTTTTATAATTATTTATAATTATAAAACATGGCGACTGGTTTCAATTATACATTAAACGCTTCGAGCATTCCAGTTGCAAATTATGCCGGTTACACAGGTCCTTCTGGTGGAAATTATATTTTTTGGACAGTAAATGCAAATACCATACAATCTGGTGGACCAACTGGTGTAAACGCTACACTTGTAAAAAACAATTTAAATGTAAATGGAAGCGTGTCAGGTTTAAGTGGGACATTTTCAGATCTTTCGATTGGAACATTTGCAACTGGTTATAATTCAGTTAATACAACAACAGGATTTACCGGTTCATACGGGACAACTTTGAATGTCGCTGGAAGTACGTTAACTTCTTCATTAACATTTGGGGATAATAGTACAACGATAAGTGGAAATTTACCAATAGATTATACAACATTTGGGGTTACTGGATGGATTCAAAATACTTCTGTATCAAACATAAATTGTATAGGTGGTATATGTATGTCTTCATCTGGTCAATATCAAACTGTTGGAACAACATTAACAGTTTATGTATCATCAAACTATGGCCAAACATGGTCGTCTATACCAAGTATATCAAGTCCAATATATAGTGTATGCATGTCTTCTTCTGGTCAATATCAGCTAGCTTCCTCAGCTGGTATAATTGGGATTTGGTATTCATACAATTATGGACAAACATGGGCTAAGTCTAATGCTCCTATAAATTTAAATTGGTATAGTTCTGCTATTTCGTCTTCTGGTCAGTATCAAAGCGCTGTTGTTAACAATGGAACAATATATTATTCAACTAATTATGGACAGACTTGGGTATCTTCAAATGCTCCTACTTCTGGGTGGTTAGGAATTGCTATGTCTTCTTTGGGTAGATACCAAACTGCTGTTTCAAATAGTGGAGACGGAGTTTGGTATTCTACAGATTTTGGAAAAACATGGTTGAAATCTTTTTCTTTGCCAATGACATGTGTCGCTATGTCTGCATCAGGTCAATACCAGACAATTTCAAGCGGTGGTGGAAGTTTTATTTATAATTCAACAAATTATGGATTAAATTGGGATGTGTCAAATGCGCCTTCAAGTCTTTATAATGATATATGTATGTCTTCATCCGGTCAATATCGAATGGCTTGTGTAAATGGGACAATAATACCGCTACTACCAGCTATATATTATTCGATTGATTATGGAATAAATTGGACACCGGTTTCATTGTCTATTTTAGCTTCAAACAATTGGTACAGTATATGTATGTCATCTTCAGGTCAATTTCAAAGTGTTTGTATAAATAATTCTTCAGGAAGCATTTACACAAATGGTTTGTACTCTTCTCCTATCTACGGAAATATTTCATTTCAGGGACCTTCTACAAACAGTATTACAACAAGCGGTACGGCTACATTATCGATAAATTCACAGGGTGGAGCATTGACACTGCAATCAGCTGGTACTACTTACGCGTCAGTAACTAGTTCTGGTATAATTCTCCCAACTGGAACACCTAATATATATGTAGGAACATCTACAGGTACTACAAAAATAAAGACAAATAAAGGTATTACTATGTATGGTTCAACATCTAACTCTGACATTGAATCAGATGGTGTAGCGAATATTTATATTAAAAGTTCTGCTATTTCTTTATCGGATACATCAGGAAATCCATATATATCAGCGAATGTTGGTGGGTTAACAATTGGTACAAGTGACAGTATTTATTCTACTGTTGGACATAATTTAAATATTATTTCTCAAGCAGGAGCATTTAATTTTTTTCAAGGAGCTAATGTAGATATTCAATTTCTTAGAGCAACTAATGGTGCTTCTTATCCTTATATACAAATAAACCATCCAAACGGGACAGTTAGTGGGACAGTATATGAACAATACTTGTATAATAATGCCATTATTGGATATGTAGTACAAACTTCAACGACTGTGGCATCATTCGTCGCATCAAGTGATTATCGTTTAAAAAGAAATCCAATTCCTATTCATGAACCGATTGAAATATTACAACGATTAAAACCATGTAAATTCACATGGATTGATGATAATATTGATGATATTGGGTTTATTGCTCACGAATACGCAGAAGTATTTCCTAATAGCGTAATTGGTAAAAAAGATGGTATGAATGAAGATGGAACGGTCAAACGTCAGATGATGACTGATAAATCATGTATTCCCTTACTTGTCGCTTGTGTCCAAAAACAACAAGCAGAAATTACCGATCTTAAATCACAACTTGCTTCACTCAAAGAAAAAGTAGATATGCTTGTATCTAGAATATAACATTAATTCAGTTAAAAAATTATAACGCGATGCATAGTTTTTTGTACTTTATCATTTAATCAATTTTAAGATTGATTAAATAAAATTGATATTAATTTTTTGAACTAAACTAAAATAAACTAAAAAATGTCACAAGACTTTGCTAATTCAAATGAAATTACAAATGAAATTACAAATGAAAAAAAAATACTGATTGATTTTTATACTGATATTTACCATAATCTTGTTTATCTTTTAATTGATACTTCTGTCATTCGTCATGTGATTGGTTATTATAAAGGAATTGGTAGATTACGTAAATATCTTAATGAACCAAAATTACTTATTATTGTAAAGAATGTACTTATTAATGTGGCACAAACTCTACAATTAATTGCACCAAATAGATTAAGAACTATAAACTGTATTTACTGGCCTGCTGGATTTGAAACAGGACATGCTGTGCAAGGAAGTACAGGTCTTGGTACGTTAGCTTCAGAAGATTACACTACTAAACTGGTAAAGGAGTACAAAGAAATTTTTAATACGTATTCCTATACATATGATCCGTATGATCAATTTTATGGTGATATTTATAACCTATTTATCTGTTGGTAATAGTCATTATTTTTAACTACGCAACAATAGATGAAAAAAGAATTAGGAGGTGTAAGTGGTATAGGAAAATAATAATTATTTTATAAGAATGTAACCACGTCTTGTATCGATCCTAGTGTGTGAACGAATATATTATCTTAATGTTCCTCCTGATGGACCAGTCGCAGAAATACCAGAAATTGATCCCACTGGACCATTTATAGGAATTAATTCTGTAGGAAAAATCGACAACGTACCTGTAGTTCCTGTATACGGATTACTTGTACTTGTATATATATAATATTGACTATTATCTGTAACAGATTGTGATATTGAACCAGTAGGGCCGTCTATAGAATATGTATTTGAACCAGTAGGGCCGTCTATATATAAATAACTTTTTGAGATTAATTTATTAGGTAGATTTGTATATTCTACTTTAAAACTAGGTGTATTTGCATCTTTAACGATATTAAAAGTTGGAGCAGAAAGTGGTGCGGTGAGATCATTTATATCTGTAAGTATTTTTTCATAATATTTTATTGAAGGTAAAATTAAACCATTTATTATATAAATATCGAAAAGTTTATTGGAAAAAGATGAAAGATCAACCGTCACATCATCAGGTAGATAATATGGAAATGGAAAAGTTGAAGAATAATTATATCTACTAGGTACAGTATTACTGTAAGTAAACGTGTAAGTACTTGTTTTTTGTATAATTTTTTTATCTAAAAAATTAACAGAAACGACAAGTTTTTCACCCAGACTAAATTCAAGTATATTAAATGTTATTTCGTCTATATTAACATTAGAAACTATTTTAAATGACATCTTATCTTTATTTATATGAAAAGATTAATGTTTAATGTTTAATGTTTAATGTTTAATGATAATTTGTAAAATTTATATAACTCGTCGCGTAAGGTCCTGCGTTACCTTTTGAATCTAAAGCGCTTATATTAAGCGAATAAAAACCAGTATTAGAAACTGGTATACTTAATTGTGAAGCAGTTGTACCTGTAGGACCATAAACACGTGTATTATTTTGATATAAATCAAAAGAGTAGTTGGAAGAACCAGACCCAGTTACACCTACGTATAAATTTTTTCCAGTAGGACCAGAAAAATCATAAACATATGGAGCAATCAATACTGGAGTAATTTGATATGTTATACCAGTTGATCCTGTATACGTATTTTTTGCATATACAGAAATATTATAAGATTGGCCTGTTGTAATCGGATTGTTTTTTAATACTACACCAGATGTCTGGAACGGTGTTTGTAGTTCCATTTTATCTGAATTGACACCTATTTCATATTTTGTAATATATTGGGGAGGTTGTGGATTAAAAGAAATTGTAAAATAATTATATTGTAAATTATTTGTATATGTTACGTTTGAAATTGTCGGGGAAGAAATAGCGGTTATGTCTGTAACATTTGTAAATGGATTAGGGTCCAACGTCGGTTCGTTTTTTAAAGATGGTAAAACAAGACCATTTAATATATATAAATCAATTGTAGTGTATAATGAAGATGTAGGATCAGGGTATGTTTGCCCATTCAATTGTGATAAATAATATGGATATAAACTTGTTTGATTTGGATTTGGATAATAAGATGGTATCGTTTTACTGAATAAAAATGTATATTTAATTGTATTTACAATTGTTGATTGATTTGAAAAATATACATTTACGGAAATGGATGTACCCAATATAAATTTATCTATTTTAATTTGTATCGTATCAAACGAGTTTTGGGTAACAGAATTAGATTTAGATATCAGAATTGGTGTATTTAATGTTAAACTCATCTATCTTTATTTATTATATAAAAACGAAAAAACATAATAAAGTAGAAATGACAAGTTTTTTATCAACTTTACAATCTAACGGAATTTTACAATCTACCAAATTTTTAAAAAGATCTCGGTACATTTCTGCAACTGAATTTGAAAATGTAGCAAATGATGATGTCATTTGTGACTGGTTATCTATTGTTTATCCTAAAAATCCAAAACGACATCCTTTGCAATCTCTTTTTACAAAAGGTGTTCATCATGAAGCAGATGTAATTGATAAATTACGGAAACGATTGGGGTTGGAATTACCAAAAATGTCTTCATTGACAACCAGCCGTGAGTACGATGATTATTATCATGAACTTGATTTGAGAACAACAATCGAAAATATGAAAAAAGGTGAACCTGTTTTATACAGTGCTTTTATATCAAATAATCGAGAAAAAGTAAGAGGTATTCCAGATTTACTTGTTCGAAGTGATTATATGGAACGTTATTTTGGAGTTGAAATTCCCAATGCTACGGAAAAATCTGTATTTGGAAATTTTTATTATATTCCCCTTGAAATTAAATATTCTTCATTACATTTTGATAAAACAGGATTTACATTGTCAAATGTTCATCGAACACGTATTTATAAAACACAATTATGTGTCTATACTCACATTTTAAGAGAGATGCAAGGAGTATTACCTCCGTGTGGGTTTATTATCGGAAAAAATGACCCCTTCGGGAAGAATGAAGGGAAGAATGAAGGAAACCTTGGTCACGTCTATTTTCAAACAATTGACAAAGACATAAATACTTTATATTTTAAAGGGTTAGAATGGCTTCGTAATGTAAGATTAAATGCAAAAGACATGCCTTTTTCTACGTTGCTTTTACCAAACATGAAAGTTAGCCATCCTTTATACGACAAAGAAAAGGAAAAAATTGCTGAATACGTAGGTGAAATTACTCAATATTGGCAATGCTCGTTACGTCATCGTTACAACATGTTGAATAGTACAGATGATCAAATTTATTCTTGGAAAGATCCTAATTTTGACAGCAGTCTTTTACGGTTACCTAAATCATATCATGAAAAGATAAATTTATTGTTAAAAATTAATCGAGGTGAAATCAATCCTATCTATCCTAAAAAAATGCAAAATAATTTGTTTAATTGGAGAGATTCTTCTGTTGACGAATGTTTTATAGATTTTGAAACAGTTGGAGATTTTAATGAAAACGAAGAAATTACTATATTTTTAATAGGTGTATATTATGGTCAAAAATATACTTATTTTTTAGCCGAAAACATTTCTAGAGAAAGTGAACGTCGAATTATTACAGATTTTTATACGTTTTGGCAAAAAATCGGAAAACCACGTGCTTGGAATTGGTTTGCAGAAGAAGGATTTTGGAATAGAGCATGCGCGAAATATGATTTAGAATTGTCTATAAAATGGGTAGATTTATATCAAGTTTTTTTTGAAAATTCGGTTTGTATTAAAGGTTGTAAAAATTTTAAATTAAAAAGTTATGTAAAATCATTGTATGCAATGGGTAAAATTAATATTAAACTACCACCTGAAGATTGTTGTAGCGGTTCTGATGCACTTTTTCTTGGAACAGAATATTACGAAGAAGGAAATGTCCATGCACTCAACCCAATTTTAATTTATAATGAATTTGATTGCAAATCTTTATATGTATTGTTAGATTTTATCAGAAAAGAGTTATAGAGTAAATTAATGATATCTTTTATCATTAATATTTTTATGAATGAAATGTAGTTTAATCAAAAACGTCGTCGTCGTCTTCATCATCATCTACAACTTTTTTATTAACTTTTTTTACTACTTTTTTTACTTCGACTGCATTATCCATGTCAAATTCTTCGTCTTCGTCGTCTTCTTGCCCATCTTCCATTTGTTTCATAATTTGTTTAAAAACAACCAAAACTTTTTCATATTCAGGAGTACCCTTCTTTACAAAACGAAATCCGCATTTTTCGCAAGCTTTTTTCCAAGCTTCTTTAGCAGGTTCACCTAGTTCTCTATCCAATCGTTGTAATTCAGCTAAAGCTCCCTGGGGAACCATCCAGCATTTTTCGTCTTTATCAAAACGAGCTTTTCCATTACAGATTTGCTTAATACTATCCATTAATTTAAAAGAATTTTTGGATTCAAATTTTACCAACGTGTGAGCTGACATCTTTTTTTTATTTTTAACTATTTCTAATTTTAAAAATCAATTTTACATATTGAAAATATTTTTTAATTGCAACAACCAATTCATGGTTAGACCAGCTTGATTTTTAGTTGTCAATACATGATTAGCTACTTGATCATATGTCATTAATTTTCCTTCATACATAACACTATCATGTACACCAGATGCATGATCTGTATTTCTTCTAGCGTGTTCGAGTTCATGTGGTATAACAGTTGCTGGATTTCCTATATTAAACCAATAATCATAAAATTTATCTTCTCTTAAGTTTCCGATATTTTTAATATAATTATTTATATTTTTTATAAAATGATCTACTTCATTAAACTTAATATAATCTACATTGATTTCTATCAAGTTTAAATGTTTAACATATTGCGCGATATTCGTTTTATTTTTTAATATTTTTATTTTAGATGTCAAACCAACTGGGTAAAATGGGTTACCTCCTTTGATAAATAAATCAATAAATGTAGAAAAAATTAAGGGCATTTTTTTAGTAAAATTCAAATCTGCATCTACTTTTGTTTTTCGAATTTGAATTGTCAGCTCTTTTTCATCTAAACTTTTTGAAACATTTGGACTTTTTTCGTCGCTACCACCAAATTCAATATCACTGTCACTCTTGTCTTTTTTAGGTTTTTTCTTTGGATTTGTTCTCTTTTTGTCAAGTGATACATTTTTACTTTTTATCCATCGTGTGATAATATTAAGATATTCGTTGAATAATGTTTCGTTTTCTGTCATCTGTGATTTCAATGTTGAAAAATATACATTTATCTTTTTAATAATAGATGGTCTAGCATATTGCTTATCTTGCATAATATTTAAATATATATAATATAAAATTTGCGCCATATTAACTTTTAAACCTTTTAAAGGTGTGTACAATAAAATATCTTGTAATTTTTCATCAATACTTGCTATTCTTATTTGATTAAAAAGTACCTGAGAAAATGCTACATCTTGTCCAATATTTCTTAAATATTTATTTCTTGAAATATGATATGAAATATTACAAGGATTAATTAATAAAAGTTTATTAAAATTTTTTACAGAAACATAAAATACGACCCTTTTTAAAAAGTTTTTTAATTTTTCTTTATTCTCTTGCGATAATTGTAAAGCTGTTCTTGATTGCGTCGGCAAATAAAAACCATGTCCCATATCAATGATAATTTGTGACGATATTTCGTATATACATTCATCTGACAATCCTTTGAAAAAATCGGGGTTTTGTTTTATATATTCAACTAAAGGAAAAAAAGGTACTCCTTTTGTAAAAATAAAAGATAAAATAGGACTTTTTGTTAGATAACATTTTAATTGATCTTCTTCATAAAGCAATTCCTTTTCTACTGTGATTTTTCTATCATTAAAATGCAAATCAATATCCATGTAAGCAAGTACATTTGTAGCATAATAATGAATATCAGATACTACGGTTGGCGAATAATCAACGACAAAACTGACGTCAGTTTGATTTTTTACACCTTTGTTTTCATCATAAGTCCAATTTTTTTCTAAATCAAGAATGTGTTTTGTATCATTACGGATAGGTCGATCTTTCATGATAGTACGTTTTCCGTTTTTTACTGTATTAACCATGACTAAAGAAGATTCTCTGTATATATTAAAAAATCCAGTCCCCATTTCACCAGTAACAATGGCAGAAGAAGTTTTATTAGAGTAGAATGGGATAGAAAGAGCTGTAATATTATTTGATGTCATTCCGATAAAATCAGTTACGGTAATAAGAAGACGTTTCTTTGATTTTTCTAATTCTTCTAAATATTTCTTGGATATTTCGTCCATCTTTTTTGAAAATTCTTCAAATTCTTTTGTGTCTTGGAACTTTAAATATAAAACTCGCTGTTCTTTCAACGATAATTTTTGTAATTTTTTGTCTTTTACAAAAGTATCAAATCTAGAAACCCCAGGTGGTGGTTTATTTTGTATTTCATCAACTCGTATCATTACAGTTGATTTTTTTGATTGATCTTTTTCTGGATCCAAACGATATGCATCAATTGAATTTTGTAATAATTCAGTAAGAGTTGCCTGTAAAAAAGGTTTGTTTGTACCGGCATCTACGGCTATTTCTAATAACTGTAGTTTTTCCGTTTTTGGTTTTTTTCCTACTTCACTTGGGTCGATATGATCAATATTTTTATTTTCAAATACAAATGTCAATAATTGTTTAAATGTAAATTGATGTACAAAATCTGTATCAAAAGATATTTCATTTATTTTTTCAGATTTAACTTCGCTTATCGCACGTAGAGAATTCATAGCATATTGTAATATTGTATTTGTTTCCCAATAAGGATATGATAATAATTTGTAATCTTCAATATTTTTGATGTATTTATCATAAATGTATTTAACTTTTTCTATAGTGGTGGGAGATCTTGGATAAAATTGAAATGTTCTTTCAATAAATATCATTTCAAAAATTGAAATTTCGGGTGATTCTAATGCATCGATAAACTGTAATACAACAGACTGATTAAAATACAAGTGATACATAAAAGGATTTAATAAACCAGAAGTAAAGTTATAATATCCAATTATATTTTGATCTTTTAACTGTTGAAAACGATTTACTATATATTCATGAAGCTTTTTGCGAACATTTTCAAAATTTCTAATTTTAAGTTTTGTTAACTCTAGTTCAAACTTATCATAATTTATATGTTTACTAAAACCATAAAGAGGGCATGTATTATACGTAAGTGAAAGTTTTTTATCTCCATAATTATAGTGAATATAAATGCTTGACAAATAATTTACAGCCATATCAATATATTCGTTCACAAAAGAAGGATCAATAAATTTAACAAAATAAACACCGTATACAATTTCTTTGCATGATTTGTCTTTTTCTTCTATAATAAGGAAACTTTGTACCGATAAAAATGCACATAATAATGAACGTACCATATCTTTCTCTATGGGGGTAAATTTTGAATCAAAAAAAGACAATATTCTCTCTATCATTTCTGACTCAGTCGAAGCAACAGTTGAATACTTGAATAATCTTTCTCCTGTAAAACAAAGAAGAGCATTGTCAACCCACAATGGATTTTTAGTTGTTTGTGGATCTACAAAAACATATTTATATGTATTAGCTGTAGTCGTCTTGAGTGTCGGTCTAAACACAACTCTTTTATTCGTAAAAATATCTTCACTGTAAGAAAGAGTCTTTAAACTATCTAACAAATGTTCAATTTCGATTGAATCACATTTTTTAGATTGAACTAATATGCTTTCTGGTAAAATTTCTTTTAATAAATAAAAATTATTATCTAATACAAATACAACTCCTTTTGTTTTTAATTCATTATACATTTCTGTTTTGCATCTAGAAAAAAGTTCTTTATTAATATGACTAGAAGTATACTTTACATATTCATCTATTGCATTTTCTAATGAAATAATCTGATTTACTAATAGAGATCTTTCTAACAATTTAGAAAATGATTCTTTCACGTCTTTTTCATTGAAAATGACATCATCTCTAGATACAGGTAATGATATGTTAGATGGCAGAGACATAACAACACTATAATTTCCTTCAATTTTTATCTTTACAATAACAATATTGTTACTAAGAATTATAAAATATGGTTCAACATCCGCTACAAGATTACTATAATTTACGTACGGAACAAGATTAGCCGATAATTTCATGGTTTTTGTAGATGTACTAGGAACAAGTAATGATGTCAACACATTTTCAATTGAAATTCCTGTTGCATAATCTTCAATTTCAATCCCATCAGGATCAATAAATAAAACAATTTCATTATGTACATTAGCATTTTTACATATAGGAAACTTGTGATACGTATAAATATTTGCATTTTTAATAAAAGATGTATATTTAGAAAAATAATTAAACTCACGTCTTTCTGTTACACTAAAATTATCACGAGACGTGTTTAATTGAATAAATGTTCCCGATTCGCTTTCTGTTGTTGTATAGTTTAAATTAAAAAACAAGTTACGCTTATCTGCGCTATAACATATGCGTAATAAAACGGCTTTTCGGTTTTCAATCGTGACAATTGTTAATGTACGTAATGGATGATCTACCAAAAAGTACAAAACAGAAAAAAATCCCATACCAAACTTTCCAACCTTTGGAAACCCATCTTTTACAGCATATGAATCAACCGAATTCACTAATAATTCAACAATACACTGTTCTGGTTTTGTAAAAATACGAGTCGATGCTACTTTGATTAAAGAAGATGAAATATTTGCACCGATAGGAGTACATTTTTTTTTAGTTATTTTTTTAAATTCCTCTAACGTTGTAATATTACCGCATAACAAATGAAAAATAGGATACCATTTATTGTTAATCGTAAGAAGTGGAGTAGGTATGTTAGATGGGATGATCACAGATGGATGTACATATTTATGCATATTATTGAAAAGGTATATTCCTTTACCGTTCAACATAAATGTGTATTCAACATCATTAAAGTCAGTAATTACTTCTTGATTACAATTTTTTAATAAAAGAGTAAATTTATCATCTTTGGTTCCTTTTAATATATAATATACTCGTTTTATTTTCCCTGTAGTTTCATCTTTAGTCATTACATAAATAGCATTACGTATCCAACAACCAAATAATTGATCAATTATACGATTCATTTTATTTAATTAAAATTAATTAAATAGTTTTTTACTTGGAAATATTTTTTAAATGAGTTGATTGATCGCTAGTAAGTAAACAGTTGTTTTTCGTATGCGCGTAGTTTAAAGTAAACGGTTTATCACAATCTTCCCATTTTACGAAAACAAGCTTAAATTTACCTTGTCTATTGATACGACGAACGTATTTTCTAATTTTTTTATGATTTACTTTTCCGTTTTCAATATTACAATATTTATCGGTTTCAGGGTAATCTACACCATGATTGTATTCTAAATTATCTTTTCTTCTTGAAAATGTCGAGATTACTTTTTCAGGTGAAACGTATTTTTTTAATGTAATTACATAAATTCCTTCCAAGGTAGAAACAATGTGGAAACCTGTATAACATAATCCATACATATAATAAAAAGATAGATAATCATCGGCAGAAGGCCATGCTATACATACATTATATTTTTCATAAGCATCATATGGATGAGTATGAAATGTACCAAATGCTTCTACGTATCCGACCGATTCTTTACCACCTCGTTGTACAGATGATTCATCAACGTCAATTACATAATTATCATTGTTTTCTGATGTGATAACGAATGCACCCGAAATCTCCCGTTGTTCTACCGTATTTCCAAAATTAAATTTAATATAACGAGTATGGTTATAAAGATAATCGCAAGCCTTCTTTGACAATTGAAGAGTCATGTTGCATTTTTGATTTTTATTTAATTTTATTTTTCGAATTGTGTTTCTCATACAATCTTTTAACATTTTTTGTTGAAGAGCTAATTCTACATTGTTTATCACATCGTTCGCCTTCCTCGCCTTCCATTCAAATACAATTTTAGGAGTTTCAAATATTGTTTTATAAACCGCTGTTGTAATGACAGGGTTACTAAATCCATCTCTCATTGCTTCGATACAAAATGTTTCTAAATCATCTCGGTCGATCGAAATGACAAGAACAGTAGGTGATGTTAAGGATGTTTTTTCATATGAATCTAATAAGATAAATGGTTTTTTTCTATAATTAGTTAACATTCTTTTATTACTTCTTTTATTACTTCTTTTATTAAATTTTATTTAATGATCGTGGGTTTTTTCGACATGTTTTTTCTGTACATTTGTCAACACGATATGTTTCGATTTTTTCACATCGATCTTTGTACGAAAGACACTTTTTTATCATGCATTTTTCCAATTTATAAACCCATTTTTTCAAAGGACAAATGGATTCGGTTTCGTTTACTTTTTCCAACACATTTTCAATTGGATTTTGTGTGATGTAATCCATATATATCTGTCTATTTACTTTGTTTGGTAAAACGTAGGCTAGAGAATTGAAAAAATCAAAATATCCTTTTTTTCGGGTTTCCGACACATCAAGATTGTAATGGAAGGCAATGCAATAAATAAAATCAAAATTAATCTTTTTACAATCAGTTGTCTTTTTTTCATAGATCTTATCGACCGTCTCTATAGTTGGATTAGGAGGGATAGGATATCCTTGGTTTCGAAGTTTATCGTTTACGTGATTATGAATTGTATAAATCCATTTTGTAAGCGATCTACGTGAAGTGACATCAATCGGATCCATTTGTATAAATTTTTTAAATGATCTTCGACAATACACACAAGGTAAAACATATTGCAAACTTTTATAAAATAATTTAATCATTTTTTTAGATGTATTTTCTGGATCAAATGAGTAAGCTATAGAATGACATAGTTCCCATCCAGATTTTCCCCAAAATTCTGTATCCATTTCTTCTTTATTAACTTAATAAATTTCTTTAAAAAATTCTTTAAAAAATTCTTTAAAAATTTTGTTGATTAAAAAATTTCAAATAAGCAGCCATAAAATCCGGTTGGATACCAACACCGCCATAACCGTGGCTGTTATTCATTATATGGTCTAACCCTTCCACTTTTTTCACAGTATAACCTTTCGCTTCAATGTAAAGGTAAAAAACTCGTTCATGATAAAATGCAAGTTTTTCCGGATGAGATTCTTTAATCGTCAAACAATCAGGGTAATACCAGTCCACGAAATCGCTAATGATTGATCTTTTACAGCAATGATTTGTTGTGCTAAACCAATAGTGTAAGGGTTTGTATCCAAAACCTTTTTTCTCAATAAAAGAACGCATTACAGATGGGTTAACGTCGCTGTTTTCGATAGAAACGTTAGTTTCAATAAATGAAAATAAATCTGTATTTGGAAAGGTGTTTACAGACTCATCTAATTTTTTTTGAAAATCCGGTTTTAAAATCACATCATACTCAAGTAAACAAAGGTATTCGTAATCTTTAAATAAATCGTTTTTTATGATTGCATACCATGCTGTAAAAGTAAGCAGTGATTTTTCTTCTTCAATGTTATAGGGTAGATTTCGTACAATCGTCAGATTTGAAAAACGAGTTGCGTCAATTTCATTTTTACCCACAAAAAGAACGATAGGTTTATCGTATTTTTCGTATAATTCTTTTACCAACTTTTCATCGTGACATATAAAAATAATGTTGATCATTTTTATATAATTTAGTAGTGTTTAGATAAGTTTAGAAATTGTCTTTAAAAATCATCTTTAAAAGTCATCTTTAAAAGTCATCTTTAAAAATAATTTTGTTGATCACCGTACAGTAGAGTTAAAATAACTTAAATTTTCTCTAGATTTTGTGTGTGAATTAATGTTTGTAAGTGTTTATTCAATCCATATTTTCTCAATGTTACACCACACTCACACGTTATTTTATTTGATTGTCGTTGTTTGATTTTTTCTTTATTTTTTAATGAATATTCTTTAACTTTTTCTATCTTTTCAAGTTTATTATTTTCATAATTCTTTTTAACTCTATCAATCGTTTTCTCTTTATTATTTTTATACCAGTTCTTTTTCGTTTCAGATATTTCTTTCTTATGTGTATCTCTATATATCTTCTTTTTAATAAGTAATTCTTCTTTATTTTCTTCTCTGTATTTTTTATCAGTATCTGCTTTTTTCTCTTTATTTTCTTCTCTATATACTTTCTCTCTATCTTTGTATTCTTGTTTTTTTGTTTCTTCATCTTTAATAATTTCTAATGTTGAATCAATATCATTAAACCAGTTTACTGCTGTATCAAATACTTTCGTAAAAAAAGAAATGTCTTTATCTTCTGGTAAAATAAATCGATCTCTGTTCATTCTTTCTCTAAAATTATCAAGTTTATAAAGAATCATAAGTTCAATTACACTCATCTGACATACATTATTACATTTTTTATTGTATACAACAATATGATCGATGCCTTTATTATATGCTGTTAATCTTGAATTTAGATTTTTTGATTTACCAATAATATATGTTTTATTTTTTAAATGTATTTCTGATGTCAATAAATAAACTCTATTTTTACCATTTTTTACTCTTTTTTTAGGTAAGATTTGGTCTTGATTGCTCACGTCGTCTTCATCAGGTTCTTTATTATCAATAACTATATTTTCAATATTTTCAAACCAATGATAGATTTCATCTACAACATTTGTAAAAAAAGAAATATCTTTATCTTTAGGCAAAATAAATCGATCTTTATTTGTATTCTTATATTGATCTAACTTGTACAATAACATCAATTCAGCTGTTCTCATTTGATACATGTTTTTAAATCCTTTGTGGTAAATAACTTTATGTTCTAAAGATTTATTATAACCTGTTAATCTTTGTTTCAAATCGACAGCTTTTCCAAAAATATATATTCTATCTTTTTCAAGATCATCACAAGTAATAATGTATATTACATTTTTATCTGGAAAATTTTCTCTTTTCTGAAATCTATTTACTTTATTCTGTAAAAAATTATATTCTTTAGTTTTATTCTCAAGATCGCTTTTATATTCTTTAGTTTTATTCTCAAGATCGTTTTTATATTCTTTTGTTTTATTTTCAAGATCGCTTTTATATTTATTCTCAAGCTCTTTAGTTAACAATATTTGTTCTTCTAATTGTTTTTTAATTTTTTCAAATTCTTCTTTGATTTCATCATTACTTTTTTCTTTTCCTAATTCAACTTTATCTGTAATTAATAATTCTCTTATCCATTTAGATACCTGTAAAGCAAAATTAGGTGAACACCATTGTGCTAATTGAATTCCTAAATCTGGATGAATCCATGTTCCTTGAACATATTTACCAGAATTTCCTTTATATACTTCAATTAATTGTGAAACCGGAATTACGATATCACTTTTTTCCAGTTTATTTCGAAGTTCTTTTGTTTCTTTTAATTCTAACCAATGATTAACCTTTTTATTAGCAGCTTTACACAAAGCTGTTGCGTGTATATAACCATCTTCTCTCATAGGTATAATAAATTCACTATTATCTTCAAGAATTAGCTTACATTTAATGACATTATTAATTTTTTCGAAATTTGCCATAACTTGTGAAATATATTTTATAATTGTTTTATATTTTTAAATGTCAATTTTAAAAAATAATTAAAAATCATCGTCAAAAGTCTCTAAATCCGTTGTGCGTTTGCTATCTTGATTAAAGGCTGAGCTATATTCGGATGCACGGGATTCAAAGAAATTTGTCTTTCCCATCATCCCAATTGTATCCATAAAAGAAAATGGATTTGCCGTTTGGTACAATTTTTTATATCCTAATTCGACAATCAAACGATCTGCTACATATTCGATATACTGACTCATACTGGCTCCGTTCATACCAATTAATCGAATAGGTAACGCATCCATCATGAATTGTTTTGCAACAGTTACGCCATCTTCAATGATTTCGTATACACTTTCTTTGGGTAGTTTGTGTTGGAGTAATCGGTAAATTTCGCACCCAAATTCCACGTGCATTCCTTCATCTCTCGCAATAAATTCGTTACTCTTTACAAGACCTTGCAAGAACAATCGCCCAGCGCTTTTGTAACGTTTCAACCAAAAAATACTTGCAAATGCTCCACTAAAAAAGATACCTTCTACTACAGCAAAGGCAATGACACGATGGCCAAATGAAAGATCGCTTTCAATCCATTTGTTTGCCCATTCATAAAGAGATTTAACACTTTCAACTGTTTTGATGGAATTAAAAAGATGGTCTTTTTCAGTAGAATCTTTGACAAGATTGTCAAGCATCAATGAGTACATTTCACCGTGAATTCCTTCCATCATCATTTGAAAGGTGTAGCATGTAATTCCTTCCATGACCTTGATTTCTTGTAAAAATCGTTTGGAAAGATTGAAATTTACGATACCATCACTTGCAGCGAAAAAAGCCAATACACGTTTAATAAAATGTCTTTCGTCTTCGTTTAGTTCTAAAAAATCTTCATAGTCTTTCGAAAGATCGACTTCTTGAGGTTTCCAGAAAGACGAAAGTTGCTTTTGATAAAGGTCCCACAGACCTTTGTATACGATTGGGTACATTGTGAAGCGACTGTTGGCTTCGTCAAGGATTGGTTCAAGTTGAGATTGAGATGACATGTTTCTTTATTTAATTGTAGATTTCAAATAAATAAATTCAATTTTACTTTTTAATATAGAAAGCATCTCCCCATCTGTAATTTTCACACCATTGTGTCTCTACTCGAACAAAGTTAAATTGTTTTAAATAGTCGTCAATTTCAGTAACAAGAGCACAATCTTTGTATACATAATCAGAATTAACTTCTGTATAAATATAGTCAATTGATTGTAAATATGATTCCATACCTTTTAAAGCTTTTAGCTCTACCCCTTGTATATCTAAATTTAGAAAATTAAAAGGGATATAATACTTGCATAATATATCTTTTAGCATTTTTGTGGTTGTTTTAAATTGATGCACATAATGAACATGTGGGTGAAAATGTGAATGTAAACCAAACTCCAAAATAGAAGAAGATTGACCGTTGTTTGATATATTAAAAAGTACGGCTTCTTCTTTGTCTGAAACTACTGCTTGTTCTATCAATAAATTTTGAAAATTTGATTTACATTGTATGACTTTGTGCTCCATTGCTTCAATCCATAAAATTTTATTTCGTTCGATATACTTTTCATATAAGGGTAATTCTTCACATTCGTGAGCGCCTACGTGTAAAATACCATTAAATTTTATATTATATTTTAAAACAAGTTCATCTAAAGAAATTAACATTTTATATTTAAATATTTTATATTTAAATCGTCTTTATACATTTAATTGAAAATAATCTATTATTCGTTTCATACAAACATTGTCAGATAATGTTCGAACTATATATTCTCGCGGGGTGTACTTGTTTGACATTATTTTATCAATTGAATCAGATAAATCATTTGACTCATTAATTTTTACACCACACTCATGAGACCAATAAGGTACTGATGTTGCCGATAGTTTTTTTGGTTTTAAAAAATCATAAACAGAATTTATTCCATCACATTTTTCATCGTACATTGACATTGCGTCAATAACTAATAAAGGAACATTACATGACATTGCTTCCTGTAATGCAAATCCTTGCGATTCATGTGCATCTAATACTAGCATAAACGTTGACCTTTGTAACGTCCACAAATATTCTTCTTCGTTATAACTTCCATATCTAAATATTTTGTATGTTAAACTTTTTTGGTCAAGAACATTTATACAACGATTAATTAAATCATTTGATCTTCGTTTAATATAAACAATACAATCATATTCTTTCTTAACTTCTTCTGGTTTAAATTTATATGTATCTACAGCTAATGGTAAATGATATATTGGCATTATAAAGTCACCAAATTCTCTAACATAATTTTCCACCCAACTTGAAAGTAAATTAAATACACATCTATTTTTAAGATTTTCGTCAAATTTACCAAGCATTGGTGCTTCCGGAATTACCCATAACTGAGGTCCATATATTACTTTAATATTTTCTGGTATACTATACGGATCTATATAGTTAGACATACAATATAATATATCATAATTATTTACACTTAATCTTTCGATATTATTTGTATATTCAAATTCTATATTATAACTTGCACACATTCTTTGAATTCCTAACCAGTTTTTTGGATGAGGAAGACCCGATGACATATAAAATACTAATTTCATCTTTTATGTATTAAATCATTTAAGTCGATTTTAAATGTAGCACCATTCTGTCTTCTACGTGTAATTCGGATGGAAAAAATTCGCATGAAAATAAACGATCTTTCACAATGTTTAGTATATTTTCTCGTGTAATGTTAGACCAGTTTTCATTCAAACTTTTACCAAATAAACGAATATCATCTATGGCTATAATACAATCATTTTTATAATGATCATTAATTACTTGTATCTCCTCTAATAAAGGACAATCAAGATTACCTTTTGCTGTATTACCTCCAGACCAATGTCCGTCTAACCAAAAAAACACAGAATCATTTATGTTTTTAGATAGTGGTTCTAAAACACTAGAACTGTCTCCGTGAATGATAGTAACATTGTTAACATTTTCAAATCTTTTTACGGCATTTTTCATATACATTTCACTTAATTCAATTGAATATAATTTATTAAAATGATGTAACATGTTATAAATTGTATCTCCCATATAAGTTCCTGTTTCAATAAAAATATTTGATTTCCATTTTGAATATAATTGAACTTCGTTAAATGTTAAAGATGGCATTTTATTTATTAATAAATTCTTTAAAATATGATTAATATCAATTTAAAACATGGTTTATAAACCAAATATGAAGCTTTATGTGCATGGATTTTGGAGTGGGTTTTTAGAAAACACAAATCCAGTCGGAATTAATTTTTTTATTGACCTTTTTAAAACAGTTTTTAACGAAGAAATCGAAATAAGTAGTTTTGATGAAAGTGAATTGCTTTTAGAAACAATTTTTGATAATAAAACGTTTTTATTTGACAAAAAATGGAAATATACATTTTTATTTTCAGGAGAATCTAGATTAAGAAATTATAGTGAAAAATATTCATGTGTTCTTTACGGAGAACGAAATAATAAAAATATTGTAAATGTTCCTCTTTTTGTACCTTACCTGTATTCATCAAACTTATTAGATAAAATGGCAGAAAAAAAAGAGGTGTCAATTCCTAAAAAAAATATATGCGCAATTATAAGCAATCCAAATGGTCAACAACGTAACATTTTTTTAAATGAACTAGAAAAATATGTAAAAATAGATTATGCAGGTTGTTACAGAACAAATGTAAATATTATAAATCATTCATATAACTCCACTGACTTTTTTAATTTTATTAAAGATTATAAATTTATAATTTCAATGGAGAATAGTCGTCATGATACTTACATTACTGAAAAAATAACTCATGGATTTATAGCAGGAAATATTCCTGTTTACTGGGGGTCAGAAAGAGTTACTGATTATTTTAATCAAGAACGATTTATTAATGTGAAACATGACTATGAATCATCAATTAAAAAAATTATTGATATATGCAATGATGATGAAAAATATTTAAAAATTATAAATGAAAATATTTTTTCAGAATTTTATGAAAGAACAATATATCACATTTCACATGATATAAAGAATGTGTTAGATAAAATGCCAAACATTGATAAAATATTTGTTATATCTTCGCAACAATTTGAGCAAGAAAGATACGATCGTTTACAAAAAATGTTTAAAGATATTGAATTAAAGGAATATCATACAAAATTTATATGTCCTACTTACAAACAAACAATTACAGATGAAATTATGAATAAAAATGTAAAATATAATCTTGTTAAACAAATAAGGCATATTGGTATGAAAAAATCAGAAATTTCTTTATTTTTAAATTATAAAGCTGTATTAGAACATATTTCAAAAAATTATTCTGATGGTATTTTTTTAATTTTTGAAAGCGATGTGTATACTATCGCTAATACACCTTTTTTAACAGAATTTGTTTCAAATATTTCACATTTGAATTGGGATCTCATTCATATTGGTAAAGAAGGTGAAAATCAATATTTTTCAAGTCCATACATGGAACATAATCCTTATCGAAATTTTACAATTTCACAATCAACTCCTTATATTGAAGATATAACAAATGAAAAAGATAAACATAGATTAATTCGTAAATTTCATACTAGATGCACTGATTCTTTTTTATGGAAATACAAAGGTGTATGCGAATTCTTAGAATTTATGAAAAATAATACGTTTGAAGTTCCTTTCGATTACTATATGAGTTATTTTTTTGAAACAAATCAATCTTTTAGACACTACTGGTCAATGGATACATTTTTTATCCAAGGAACTAACTGTGGATTAGAAAAATCCACTATACAAAATGACTCATTCTAGTAAATTTATTATTTAAAGATGTTTTACATATAAAATGAAAACAATTGCATTTCTAAGCAATAAATTAACTTTAAGAGGAACAGAAGTAGCTTTGTATGATTATGCTGATTATAATGAAAAAATATTGGGTAATAAGAGTGTAATTATCACACGTGATTATGAAATTATTAAAAATGTATGGGATGTTGATATACAAGCATATAATAAGTTTAAAAATCGATTTATCGTAGAATATTACCAAAGTGTAGAAGACATTGATAATATTGTGTCAAAACATTCAATATCACATTTATTTATTGAAAAAGCCGGAGATTGGGATGGTTTGTTATCAAATCGATGTATAAATTTAATTCATTGTGTTTTTTCAACAAATCAACCTCATGGACAAATTTATTCATCTTTAGGTCAAACTGTTAATAATATTTATGGCACAAATTTTCCAGTTGTACCCTATATGGTAACATTACCACATCATTTGGATAATATAAGAAGTGAATTAAATATTCCAGATAATTCTATAGTTTTTGGTAGATACGGAGGAACTGAATCATTTGATATTCCATTTGTTTATGAATCTGTTAAAAAAATTCTCGAAAAATGTAATGATGTATTTTTTATTTTCATGAACACAAATGTATTTTACGAACATTCAAATATAAAATATTTAAAAGGTACAAGTGATATGATTTTTAAACGTAAATTTATTAATACATGTGATGCGTTGTTACACGCAAGAGAAAGAGGTGAAACATTTGGGTTAACATGTGGAGAATTTGCGATATGCGAAAAACCTGTAATTACATTTAAAAACTCTCGTGAAAATGAACATATTTTAATTTTAAAAGAAAAAGCTGTTTGTTATCAAAATGAAAATGAATTAACTGAAATTCTAGAAACATTTAAAGTCGGAAAATACGATATGAAAAATAATGGATATATGTTTTATTCTCCAGAAAACGTTATGGATATTTTTAATAATGTTTATTTAAAGTAATTTTGTAATGTAAATGTCAGATTTATTTATAAATCGATTATCATATTTACGTGATACCTTTAATTTTTATCCAAATGTTATTTATGACATAGGAGCGCACGAAGGTACTTGGACGGAAGAATGTAAAAGAATATTTAATAATTCTTTGTATTTTCAATTTGAAGCTGATACAGATAAAAAAAGTTTTTTAAAAAAAGATATTTCATTTTTTTATTTATTAGGAGATACTGATGATAAGGAAATTGATTATTTTAAAATTAAAACACAATTTACAACTGGAAATTCTGTTTTTAGAGAAAACAGTCACCATTACACAACACAATCAAATTATTATATAGAAAAAAGATATATGAAAAAACTTGATACAGTTGTAGTTGAAAATAACATACCTTTTCCAGATTTTATAAAAATAGACACACAAGGATCAGAACTTCTTATTTTAAAAGGAGCAACGGAATGTTTAAAAAATGTAAAAATAATTTTATTAGAAGTAAGTATACATGAATATAATAAAAATGGGCCACTTATTTATGATGTATTACATTTTATGAAGGAAAATGGGTTTTTAATGTTTGATATTATTGATAATCATTATATTAAAAATGTATTAGCACAAGTCGATATACTTTTTTGTAAACATGATTCGGAATTTCTTCTTCATTCTTTCTAAATAAAATTTAAATTATTATGATTTAATTTAAATTTTAATCCAGTTTTCCGGAAATCTACCTCTCATATCTTCCTGAAACCCAAACCATCTTTCCGGATAAATTACCATTTTATCATTTTTTGTATTAAAAAAAGCTCCCCACCAACTAAACGTACTGTTTGCAATAATGTGATGATCACACAACGACATCACCAACATCTCTTCCCAATCACTCAGCGCAAACGGCTTTGTCGAAACAAAAATAATATCTTTGTATTCTCCCTGTAAGGTTTGAATAGTTCGATTTACATAATCTGTATCTTCATCTTCGTATACGTAAAAGATGGTGTTGATTTTTCGATTAGTTTGTAACATCGTTATTGCTGCGCGATAATAATCAATCGTTTGAATAGGATGAACATTTACGTATTTTTTATAATCACCCAAGCGAAAGTGTAAACTAGCTGTATTTTTATATGTAAATTTTATTTTTTCAGAAAGGGCTTTTCTCATTTCATCAATGCCAATTAGTTTACAAACATCATTAAAATGTTTCGAAAAATATCGAGGGCGTTGATAGTATCCTTGAAGCATGATATGAAAATGTGACTGTGAAATCATCGGCAACTGATCAAAATATTCCTCTTTTATAATTACAGTATTGTTTTCGTATGTTTGATCTTTTACATATGGTTGTAATCTTGAAAAAAACGAGTTCCAATAAGGGTAACGTGTTGTATTTGACGGGTAACAATCTCGGTTGTTAAACCAAAATGTTCGACCTTGTTCCATGGCAGTAGCAATTGTCGTGAAAATCATGAATAACTGATTTCCAAGACCTCCACATAAATCACACGTGATTGACATCTTTTTCCTTTTGCTTATCTTTAAACAACCTTTTAACAAAAAGCCAGCGCCTTTGGTGTCCGAAGCAGACTTGGTTAACAAACCATTTTATTGATTTGATAATAGATTCCTAATGAACTTATTAATTATTTCATTAATTAATAAAATTTTTTCTTAAAAGCAAATAACCTTTTGCGCGCTTTTCTTAAAAGCGAATAACCTTTTGCGCGCTTTTCTTAAAAGCGAATAACCTTTTGCGCGCTTTTCTTAAAAGCGAATTTATCTTTTGCGCGCTTTTCTTAAAAGCGAATTTATCTTTTGCGCGCTTTTCTTAAAAGCGAATTTATCTTTTGCGCGCTTTTCTTAAAAGCGCTAGTCATCTTCCAAGTCAATTTCATCTTCTAATTCTTCCTCTTCTTCCAAATCATCTTCATCTAATTCTTCTTCATCTTCCTCTTCTTCGTCTAAATCGTCAACCTTTACGTTTTCTAACCCTTTTCCGACGTTCAAATTTGCAGGAATTTTGTATGTAAATTTAAATTTCTTACACATTTCGATATCTCGATCAGTCAATGAGTCAATCTTACCAGTATCATTGTTTTGATGACCAATTGCCGTACTTGAATCTTTCATAAAAACTAAACCGCTTTCAAAATGTTCATAATTTCCAAATTTATTCTTTCGAATCTCATTTACTCCAGCTTTTTCTACAACACTTGAAATGACAGAAGGAGTAGCAGCTGCCTTTTTACTAGCCGGTTTTGCTACAGGTTTTGAGACTGATTCAGTAATAGTAGGTTGACTTGAATCTTTTTTCAAATAATCAAGTACACGCTTAACAATATCTTCTTTTTTACCGGATTGAGTCAATCCCTTTGACTTGCAAAATGCCTTCAAATAATCTTTCGTAGTAGCTGGATTCATTACCTTTTCAATAGAAATACATTCATCGCTGCTTTTTACACTAACATTGTCATCTTCCGACGAAGATTCTCGACTAGCAGCGCTCTTTTTCACGGTTTTCTTGACTGGTTTGGAATCTTCTTGTAATGCTGAAAACACTTCATCTTTATCTAAATTAAATTTAGATGCAATGGTTTCACATACTTCACTAAGAAGAGATTCAAATTGTTTGGAATATTTGGAGGACATTTTTGGATTACTTTTCGGATTACTTTTTCTTATATTTTTATTTTCATTTTTAAATTTCAATTTTATAAAAAAGATACGTTAGCCGTTTTTCCTTCTTCGTAGTAAATTGTTAAGGGATGTGAAATATATGCATTTCTGGTTCCTACAAAATTAAGAACATCTCCACAGAAAATTGAATCTTCGTTTCCACCACCGTGTTGACCTGGTATTCTATTAAATTCATCAGATTCTCTAAATTGAATATTTCTAAACACTTCTGATCGTATAGATGAATGACCATGATGTATTTTTTTACTATAATCTTCTATATGTAAGGCGCATCCACTTGGAGCCCTTACGAGTTTACCATAATCAAATTGTAAATCAGACAAACTTTCATCCTTTTTGTCGTATACATAAGAATGTAAAATGATTAATGCATCTGTTTTTTCAAAAATACTTTTTATAAATTCTAATCGTTGACTGCACATCAAATCATCAGCATCAATATAACTAATAATGTCAACCTGTAACTCACGCAAATATCTTGACGCAATATTACGATTTTCAGATGCATTTTTTCGTTCTTGCGTTGTAAGTATAGCAAGGGTGAATTTTTGTGAATATGTAGACAGCAATTGTTGTACCTCTACGTTATCTGATTTTGTAGACGAACAACTAACTACAACATAATCCGGTTTTACAGTTTGATTGACGATAGACTCCAATAAAAATCGTAATTTAGGTAAATGATAAATATAACAAGGAATAGCGACACCTACTTTTAACATTTTTATTTATAAAAATAATTCTATAAATATCAAATTAAGTTACGGATCAGTATCAAATGAAAGCGTGTACGGATACTTTAAAAAACAAAATGAGTGATACGAAGGTTTTCCAACATAATTCACCTCTGACCAACCATATAAATATTTTGAAAAATACAACGTGTCGATTTTTTCAGGCATTTCATGCCATAAACGATGTTTAAAATGTAAAAATAAATTCATCAGTGCCATTTCATTTGTCATGCAAATTGGATATTCATCCATGCCTTTGATCATTTGTTCTGAATCACAAATCGATAACAAACTTGTATCGTATACCCACAAACAATTCATAAAATAAGTAGAATCAAGAATGTCTTTTCCAAAATCATCAAACACTTTTTGTGTGATGGATGGGTTTGATTCTGTATCAAGTTGTGGTCCAAATTTAAATCGATCATTTGGCAATGGTAAGGCATCAATTGGAGCTAAAAATTTACCTTTCCAATCGAGTTCTAATAAATATTTTACATCGTCAACGACTCGTAAACCGGCATCAAGATATACAACACGTTCCCATCTAGAAAAGAAATGATCAAACACTCGTAATTTTGTAAATTGACATAATTTTTTTGTATGTCGTTCATCTGCCGCTACTTTAAGGGGAAACATTTTCCACGTTTCCCTAAGTTTTTCTGTACACACAGATGATACTCGATGAGTTTCTACCTTATATTCGTTAATAAATCGCGATTTATCATAATCACAATCGAAATCAACTGTCATTAATACCAAATCACCTTTCCAATTTCCAACTGTTCTTACATCTTTAATGGTTCGTTGCGCCTTTTCAAAATAAAGTTCATTACATAAAACAACAAATACAGTTGTCATTTTTATTTGTATGTATCACTTTAAGATTAATTTAAAAATTACAATTCGGCAAGAAACATATCATGGCTTATCTTTAATATTTTCGTATACCCAATCGATAAAATAAACTCAAAAAGCTCTTTTCTTAATTGTCCGGCATTAAAATCACTTAATTGATTTTCTGGATCCCATGACTCGAACAAAATTTTTGGATAATTATTTAGACGTATCGTTTCCACTGCTCCTTCTAATACTTGTTTTTCGTGTCCTTCTACATCTATTTTTATAAATCCAATATTTGAAAGTTTAAATGAATCGAGTGTCCTTACAGGAACTCTAATGGTTGGCGTGTTTTTCTTTGCATCGTAATCAAATTTTGAAATACCATTTCCTCCTCCATCTTTCGGATCTCTTATAAAATAGTCAGTTTCTCCTTCTTCTTTACCTAACGCCACATTATATTTTGTAACTTTGTAATCACATTCATTTAAAGAGATATTGGCACATAAATAATTAAACGATTTCGGCGAACATTCAAATGAATACACATGTTTAGCCAATTTTGCAAAATCAACCGTATACCAACCGATATGTGCTCCGATATCAATTACGTTTTTATCGGCTGTTACAAAGTTTTCACACGCCCAATCAAGAAATCCTCTTTCATAAAAACCATTGTTAAAATAATCTTTGGCAACTCGTGCTTCTGGGATAAACATTTTTTTAAGATTTCCTTTTGTGTTTAGTTTTTCATAAACAGGTTCTTCCGTATGATACGACTTTTCGTGAATAAAAAACATTTTATAAAGAGTTGTATTTAAATTGATTAATTTATTTTGAAAATAAATTACATTTAGACGAACCGAGAATCGAACTCGGGGAACGAGCTGAACTTTTTCTTTCGAAATATAAGACCCGTATGTTACCACTACATCATTCGTCTTTTTATTTTTGTAATAAAAAGACATTTATATAATTAATATTGTATCTTTTTAAATAACATTTATAAAATTGATAAATGATAAACACACATATAATATAATAAAAAATGCCTTCTAAATTAAAGATAAAAGATGTAGATGAATTTATAAAATCTAAAGGATATGAACTTGTTAGCAATGAATACAATGGAAATAAAGATATGTTAAAACTAAAATGTAAAAACTGCGGCGAATTATTTAATCAAAAGTTATACAGAATGAAAATGGGTAAATTTCATCAATATTGTAAAAAAACGAAAGAAGAAACGACAGAAGAAACGAAAGAAAAAACGAAGAAACAAAAAATATTGCAACCTATTGAATGCGTTTATTGCGCTAAAACTTTTCAACCTAAATATTCAAAAGCAAAATTATGTTCGAAAAAATGCTCTATTGATTTTTCAAGAAGAGATGAATACAAGGAAATAGCAAAACACAATGGTCAAAAAGGCGGACAGATTTCGGCTAAAAACCAATCTAAACGTAGTAAAAATGAAGTATATTTTTCCGAATTATGTATAGAACATTTTGGTAAAGAAAATGTAACAACAAATGAGACATATTTTGATGGATGGGATGCCGACGTTATTATTCATCATAAAAAATTAGCAATTTTATGGAATGGAGCATGGCATTATAAACAAATTAGCAAAACACAGTCTTTATTACAAGTACAAACAAGAGATAAAATTAAAATAAAAATAATAGAAAAATATGGTTATACTCCTTATGTAATAAAAGATTTAGGAAAATATAATAAAAGATTTGTAGAACAACAGTTTGAAATCTTACTAAAGTAACTTACAAATTACGATTAATTTGTAAAAAATGACGACAACGACAGGACTCGAACCTGCGACGCAAACGCGAATCGTTTAGTAGACGATCTCCTTAACCACTCGGACACGTTGTCATGTATAAAGAAGTATAGCTTTAAATTGATTTTAAAGAAAAAATAGATATAAATGAGTACAGAAATTGATTATATATGTTCATTTTTTTTATGTTGTTGTGTAACAGTCGAGTGTATCATCTCTTTTTACAGGGCGCGAAGAGGAGTAGTTGAATACAATGACGTTGAATACAATGACGTTGAATACAATGAAATTGAAAATGTTAGACCAGATGTAGTTCATAAACCTTTTATTTTTGAAATTGTCACTGAGTTTGATCAGACAAAATCGTTATATGATCAAAACAATCAAATAAATTGTATTATTTGCATGGATGAATTAAAAATCGATCATTCCATCGTAGAATGTTTACAATGCAACAAATATGTAGGTCATCAACAGTGTATTCAAAAATGGATTGATATTCAACAATCTAAATATGACAAGGTAAAATGCCCTCACTGTAGAAGTAGTGAAGTAGTGAAAGCTACGCTGTAAAAATGTCTAACGATTTAATTATATTTGTTTTTTCCGAGTTTACTTTATGAATCAAATGTACTAAACCACCATTTTCATATGTAAAGGTTGAATTATCAACCCAATTATGGTATGCCATCTTTTCACTTGGAACAACCATTGTTTCAGTATGTACAATCTTGTTATCGATTATAAAATCTATTTTGTCTTTTTTCCAATCAACCGTGTAAACATGTGTATTCTCGTCTAGATCAGGTAGTTTCACAAAACTTATGAAATTTTTAGTTTTCATTGGAATCTGGCATTGAGCATAAAACCCGTTAGATTTATCATTGACATTACCATTATCGATTTGTATAAACCATGCGATTGATGTATTTTGTAAATCAGCCGAAGTATTCCAGAAGCCAAATCCTCTACTTCCATCTTTTAGATTTTTACACGTTACCGTTTGTGTCACAGTTGCGTATAAATAAGGCGTGTTTATAACTGTATCTAGAATCGACTGTCTTGTTTGTGAAAGTGGATCGTCAAGTGTAATTGTCGGTGTGTAGTGTAAGCTACAATTTCCTATACTTTTTTGATTTTCACACACCATTTTCAGCAAAGCAACTCTGTATTTATTCGGTAAATTAAAAAGAGTCGTTGCTGTATTAGCATCGCCAAGTGTTTCAAACGTATCGCAACACGTTCCATTATAAATCTCGGCGTTTGAATAAGGAACACAAACTCCGTCAATGCATTTTGAATTTAATTCTTTGCATGTAACATTGCCCGAGCAAGCCGTTGTCTGAAAAGGTTTTATGGATAATACTACATAATTTCGGTCTTTACCATAATCATGCATACCGCTACCATCGCTTCGGTTGATCCAATAAAAATTTTCGGGATTTTTAATATGCGTAGGTGTGATAAAAGAGTTGGACTGGTTCGCTTCTGTTGTCTTTTTACAAAAATATAACGATACAATTAAACATAACAATAGAATTACAAATAATATTTTCATTTATAATTTATAATAAATAAATAAAATGAAAATCGTTCAATTACTTTTTTTACTTTTTATCATTTATCTGGTTTGTGTATTTTTATACCAAATCACACGAAATGTAATGATGTATAAAAAAGTAGAAGGAACCATTACGTCTTGTGAAAAAGACACACTATCATTTACTTTTATATATAATCGTAAAACGTACGGACCATTCAAAGATAACCTTAGTGAGTTAGATACTTGTAGAGTAGGTGATTCATACTCCGTAAAAATCAATCCGTTGTACCCATCAAGTTTTACTGACGCAAATACACCAATGTTAGACGTATTAGGTTCAATGTTTATGGTTGTAGCGATCTTGATGATTGTTGGTTTGTGTTTTTTATACAGGGCGATTTATGGTAAAAACTTTTAATAACAGTTTTTGTTATTAAATAGAAATGCCCCCGATGAGAATTGAACTCACGACCTTTCCATTACAAGTGGAATGTTCTAAACCAACTGAACTACAAGGGCTTTCTATATCTGATATCATCTTTTTAAATAGATATTACATAAAATTGAATATCATTTGAAAGAATTTGTAATAAATAAAATGAAAAAATTGACATTTGAATACGTTTATAATTTTATAAAAAATAAAGGTGATTCTTTACTTTCTAAAGACTATTTTAACAATAAAACATTTTTAGAAATAAAATGTAATAAATGTGATACAATATATAAACAAAATTTTGATAGATTTATAAGAAGTCCTCATCATCAACATTGTAAAAATATAGAAAGTAATAATACTAAAAGCGGATATAAAAAGTCTATTAAATTAAAACCAATTATATGCGCTCAGTGTAAAAAAGAATTTCAACCCAATAAATCTGTTTCAAAATTTTGCTCTTTACAATGCTGTAGAGTATTTCAAAAAACAGACGAAAATTTTAAAAGAAACTCAGCTGAAAATGGTAAAATATCAGGAAGACTTTCAGCTGCTAGACAACAAAAACGCAGTAAAAATGAGATTTATTTTTCAGAATTATGTGAAAATTATTTTGGGAAAGAAAAAATTGTAACAAATCAGCCTTATTTTGACGGTTGGGATGCTGATATAATTATACATGATTATAAACTTGCAATTTTATGGAATGGAATTTGGCATTATAAACAAATTTGCAAAACACAAAAAATGAGTCAAATTGAAGCAAGAGATAAAGTGAAATATGCTGTTATTCTTAAATATGGCTATAAACCTTATGTAATTAAAGACCTTGGTAGTTATAATAAAAATTTTGTAGAACAAGAGTTTGAAATTTTTTTGTTATCCAGAATGGAAGTATAAAGATTATATTTTTATTAATTAATCAAATAATTAATAACAATTTATTCCTTTATTGATTTGCTAAAAAGCTGTTACAACGTCCATTAATCACTACAACCAACAAGATACTAATGATAACAAATGTTCCTAATCCAAAATATCGCGTTGTATAAATCATATCTTTGTTTGGGCAAAGTTTTTGAAAGTTGTCTAACGTTTCATTGTCAGCGCCATCATCTTGTTGTTTTTGTTGACAACCAAGATGCATACAATTAATGAATAAGAAAATCAACAAGATCACGATATCGGTAGCCTTAATCACCTTTCTGTATTTTTTATAGACAATGTACACAATCAATATATAGATTGATACGTCTTTGATGTGATCGTATAAATCACCTCCTTTACTTGTCATTTTATATTTTCGTGCAAAATGACCGTCCATGCAGTCAAAAAAGTAAGAAACCATGTAAGAGATCGCAAAACCCCACATGTGTCCTTTGTAAAGACACCACATGGAAACGAGACCAAACAGGAGTGAGTAGGTTGTGATCATGTTTGGTGTATGTCCGGTTTTTTTGAAAATGGGGCAAAGAGCGTCAGCCAATTTGATAAGAAGATTATCAATTGGATTATCCATTTCATCTGGAATTTTTTTCATTTTATTTAAGTAATAAAATTTAATTAGTGATTTTTTCACTACCCTTAAATAATTTCATAGTCATCTAAATTAGCCTTATTTTCTCGATACAAAATGGTTGAAACACTTGATTTTATATTGTACATTATTGGAAAAACAATAAAATAATTAATCGGTTGCACCAAGACCATACTAGTCATATCAACTATAGGCGAAACTGAATTGTAAAATATAAAACTTGCAACATATTTTGCAAGCGGTCCGCTAATCCAATAACTAATTACACCTTGCATCACTTTCTTTTACATTATAATTTATTTTTTTCTTTAGATTTAATTAACCATTTCTCTACTTCTTCTAACGTTGAAGCAACCGTCATGTTCATATGAAAATCGATAAATCCCAAACTTTTCATTTCATCAATAAAATCCAGAAATGTCGAATAAAATCCATCTACATTATAGATAAGTATAGGTTTTTCAATTCGTTCTACATCATTGTTACACAAAATTTGCACCATTTCATACACCGTTCCGATTCCTCCTGGAAGCACAATACAAACGTCACTATTTTTAACAATACCTTGCTGTCGTTCTAATAAATTTGGGTGAATTACTTCAGTTGGATCAACTGCCCAGTTTTTTAAATTGTGACCCTGGATAGGGATAGATAAACGACGTGCTTCTCTTCGAACGACTCCCATCAATCCTTTATCACCGCCTCCATATGTGATGGAAACTTTTTGATTGAGATTTTTTATCGACATTATTAATTCCGTTACATCTTTTTCAAATAATTCAGTAGAGACATCTCTGCTACTTGCAAAAATTCCGATTCTCATTTATATCTTTATAAATATCTTTATAAATATTTATATACTTTATATTGAAGGCTACTAGATTGAAGAATGCTTAATCAACTCTTCTCTGCAATTCGGGCATTTATTATTATCTTTTCCTTTCTGTGAAAACCATTTGAAAATACATTCTTTATGAAACAAATGATTGCAATCAAATTTTGGAATTTCGTCACTGTCTTCAAAATCACTTTGACAAATTGAACAAGCTGTTTCAACTTTTGTTTTTGATATCGCTGAAAAATGAAATACCGGAATTTTATCCATATCTTCTCTTTTTACTATAAATTCTACGTTTTGCAAAGGATTTAGCAAAGAATTTGCGGCTCCTCCTATTATTTGATCATTCATCATTACCACTACAACTGTACGCATCATTTCATTAATATTGCTTTCATTAATAACAAGTCTAACAATATCCATATGTCTTTCAACTTCTTCTTGATCTTCATAATATTGTGTAATAAAAACTCCCATTGAAAAATAAATATCTTTGTATGAGTAATCACGTAGTAACTGGATAATTCTTGTATAATATAATTTGGTTGTATACAAATTTTCAATATAAACATGTTGTTGACAAGAACCAAGGTGATCAACAAGCATTGCTACAATTTCGGCATTGTAATTTGAAAAGTAATCTTGATTGTCTAAATAATTCATCTTTTTTTTTTTATTTTATAAAAAAAATTTGAAAATCATTTTTATTACGTGATTTTTTAATGTTTTTTAAGAGATTTCTTTACCGATTTCTTTACGGATTTCTTTACGGATTTCTTTACGGATTTCTTTA